AGGATCGTGTTGGCTGCGACGACGATGCCGACACGGATCTGCAATTTGAGCGCGTCCCCGCTTGAGCTTCCCACGATGTTCATGATTTCTGCGTAAGTCGCCATGCTGCGTCCTTAGATGTAGGAGAAGGTGACCCTGCTCTGAGCCGCTTCAATACTCGAAGCCGAGGATGTTCACGTACCACGTCGGCGCGTTCGTGGTGAACGTCGCCGCGGCTTAGTTGTCGATCTGGAACGTCAGCGCGCCCGCGGCAAAGCTCGGTGCGGCGTCGCCGCTGTTCACCGTCTTGCTCGTGGTCAGCGCGCTGTAGATCAGCAGGTTTCCGACGGTCAACGCGTCGAAGATGCCGACGCCCGTCACGGTCCCCCAGTTCGCCGTCGGCGCCGGGTACGTGATCGTCCCGTTGTTGCTCGTGGTGCCGCCGGTGCCGCTGCTGGCGACCGTGGACGCCGCCGCCTGGGTGCCAGCCCAGTTCGCCAGCGAACTCGTCACGGCCACCCGGGCGTACGAGCCACCGGTCACTTCCGTGCCGCCGCCGGTGTCCGTCGGGTTGGCGGTGAAGAGGGCGACGTACAGCGTGGCCGGGCCGGTGCCCGCTGCCGCGGTCGCGCCGGTGATGCCGATGGCCTGGGCACGAAAGAGCCAGTCGATCAGCTTGTTTTCAGCAAAGTCAGTGAACGCGGCCATTGCGGGCTCCTATGTGCGATCGTTGTTCGATCTTCGATTTCAAATGCCGCCGTAGGCGACGCTGCGAACCTTGAATGCCTTGCGGCGTTCCTCTTCCTTGACTTGGGCGAAATAGGTCAACGCCTTCGTCTCGAATTCCTCGGCCTTGGTGCGGTCGTAGGTTTCCGTGTCCTGCTTCAGGTAGGCCAAGTGCTTCATCCACAACAGAAGGTGGCGGTGGTGCTCGGCGTCGATTTCGAAGGCCTGATCGCCGTCCGTGGTGATCGGGACCAGCGGCAGCCGCTGCACCTCAAGGCGCAGGTTCACGGTCTCGCTGGACAGCGGGAAGACACGGGCCTTGTGCGCCTCGGTGCCGATGACCAGGGCCTTGACCGTGCCCGGGACGCCGTCGAAGTACCAGCGGCGCAGCGGCATGTCGGTGCGGTTGATGATGTCCAGGTCGCGCCCGTTGTCCAGGCGCGAGACGGCGCGGATGCGCTTGATGGACGAATGCAGCGTGATGCTGTCCGTGCCGGGCACGACGGGGACCAGCGTCACGGCGTCGGTGCTGGAGTCGAGGATGCCGTCGGTCTTCCGGCAGAACATCGTGTGCGCGTCGTCCATGTACCCGAAGACGTCCTCGTCGTCCCAAAGGTACGGCTCGACCTTGTCGGCCATCTCCGAGCGGAACAGAACGAGGACGTCGGAAGAGGTCATGGCTTAGTCGTCGACCTTGGCCAGGAACTTCACCCAGGCAGCGTCGCGCTCCTTGTTGGTCACTTCCCAGTCGACGCCCTTGGCCTTGGCCAGGACGCTGAGGTGGGGCATGCCGCCGGCCGTGAACTCGTTGCGGTGGTTGCGCTTGGCGATCGACTCGAAGGCGGCGAACAACACGGCCTCGCGTGCCGAGGCCACCTCGGGCGTGTTCGTAGGCTTCAGCGACTCGTGGTCAAAGCCTTCGTCTTCAGCGACGCCACCAGCAGCGATGACTTCGTTGTACATGGCCGGCGGGACGAAGTGGTACTCGTCTTTCTTGAATTCGATTGCGAGGCCGCACGTCGAAGCAATGGTGCGGTTGCGGGCAAGTTTGAATCGCATCGTGGTGTCCTTAGTCAGAGCGGAAGAAAGAACGGGGCCGTGATTGGCCCCGTCCTTGGTTGCGAGCCCTCAGCCGCCGATCAGGTGGCTTGGTTCTCGTTCATGCGGCCGTCGACCGTGTACTGGAGGCGAATGCGGAACTTGCCCGCAGTCGCGTTGGCCACGGTGTAGGCCAGGGTCACGCGGGCATCGACGCCCGTGTTCTCCAGCATCGGGCTGGTCAGCGTCACCGCGGTGCGGCCCACCGCCAGCAGGGACGCGGCGTTGAGGTACGCCGTCGTGTTGCCGGCGATGCCGAACGACACGGTGGCAGCGGTCGGGCCGACGTAGGCCGTCTCGACGATCAGTTCGCCGCCGGTGATGACCGCGCCGGGCGGCATCTTGATGCCGTCGAACACGATCGTGTTGGCGGCCGGGCCGGTCAGGCCCGCCTGGGCCGGGTCGGTCGACAGAGCGACCGTCGAGCCCAAGGTCTTCGAGGCGCCGTCCACCGAGTCGACGACCCAGTTGTTGAAGTTGGCGACGAACTCGACGAACAGCGGGTATTGCGCAGTGCGCGTGGCAAGGAGCTTCATGGTGGGTTCTTTCCTGTGCTCAGATCACTGGGCCACGTAGCAGGACAGCACGCCGAAGTCTTCGACGGTGTTCGCTTCGTAGATGGTCCCGAACTTCGGCTTCAAGAACCCGAGAATCTTGCCGATGGCGATGCCCTGGCTGTTCTCGTAGTCGAAGCCCTTCTCGTTCCAGTCCGGGGCGCCGATGTCGGCCATGCCGAGCGCCTGGGCGCCGCAGAACAGGATCTGCGAACCGGGCAAGTTGAAGCCAGCGCCGTACATGCTCGTGCCGCTGATACCGGCCGACACGTTCGGCACGTGCCGGAACTCGTGCAGGTAGATGCCGTCGATCTTGACGCTCGACCCGGTGAACAAGGCGTCGTTCTTGTTCGTCTGCTGCGAGTGCCGCAGGTTCAGGTTGTAGTCGTTGTCGGCCTTCAGCTTGGCGAACGCCTGCGGGGTCAGGAACGCGTGGTACGTCTCTTCGCCGCCTTCACCGGTGACGCCGCGGATGTAGCGGTCCTTGGCATAGGCCTTCAGCTGCACGAAGGTCTGCCACGCCGGGAAGTCGCTGGTGGCAGCGGCGCCGGTGTTGACGATGGAGGTCTGGGTGTTGCTGCCCGAGGCCGAGTCCTTCAGCACCTTGTTGACGTTGTCCCAGCGCAGCATGCGCTTGGTGGACGGGGCCGTCACGTCGTTGGCGAACTCCAGGTTGGCCAGATCGCTGCCCACCCGGGTCGAGCCGTTGGGGCGCGTACCGAAGGCCCGGCCGCCGAGGGCGCTGAAGGCCATCTGGTCGATGCGGTCGGCCAGCCAGTAGGCCAGCACGTCGCGGGAGTTGCCGCGGAATTCGACCACCGACTTCTGGTCGGCCATCTTGCCTTCGTGGCGGTTGGCGTGGCGCAGCTGGTCGATGCGGATGACCTGATCGAAGGTCTGCATCGCTTCTTCGTTGCCCTCCAGGGTCCGGTCGCCTGCGACACCGTCACCGGTCAGGTCGGCCAGCAGCGTGATGACAGCGCGGGCGCCCTTCTCGGACTTCTTCAGTTCGGTGATGTGCTGGATCAGCGAGTTCGGGCCTTTGCCCAGGAACTTGTTGACGAAGGACATGTTGCGGGCCTGCTTCCACAGGTCCATCGACCAGACGGTCTTTTGCTCGGACGTGAGCAGCGAGAAATTGGTAACAGCCATTGCGGCGCTCCTGCGTAGTCGAAGATAGACGTTCGATTTCCGAATGTCGCTTCGGCTACGCGAGGGAGGCTTGACCGTGCCTCTGACGGGCGCACCGTGTCGTGGTGCCTACGAGTACCATGCTATCGAAAACGACTGCGTGATAGCCGCAGTGTATCGACAAAAAAGAGCCGGCGCAAGGCCGGCTCTAAAAAGACTGAGTACAGTCTTGTGAGGAGCTTAGATGTCAACCCCAACGAACGCCTGCGAAGGCCAACACATCCGCCGACGGTGAGGGCGTAGTCAGTTCTGGTGCTGGTTCCGGTCGGCGTTTCCCTGGTCGTGTTTGCGCCTGGACGTACTCGACGATTCGCCTTTCGGCCTGTCCGAGCAGCTGACTGATTCGGGCGCCGCTCACGCCGTGGATCTGGGCGATTTCGTTCTGCGTCAGGTCGTCGTCGTAGGTCAAACTCCAGACGCTGCGCTCACGTTCAGAGAGGGCTTCGAGCGCCTGCTCGATCCATACGACGAGGTATGCAAGATCCAGCCGTTCAGCCGGCGGGTCGCCGCGTGTACCGGCACCATGCCGGTCGAGGTAGTCCTCGACGTCCTCGCCCTCGTAATCCTCCATGTCGACCAAGCTCGCCGCTTGCGCCTTCAGCGCCAAGGCGTGGTAGTCCGGCAGCGGCAACCCCATCTCAGCTGCGACCTCGCTGTCGCTGGCCGATCTGCCCAGGCGTTGTTCTGCGGCCCGCATGGCCGCCTCGATCCGACGGCCGTCACGCCGGTCTCCGCGGCTCATCCAGTCGTTGCCCCGCAACTCGTCGAGCATGGCGCCGCGGATGCGCTGGGTGGCGAAGGTCTCGAACTGCACCCCCTGGGCCGCATCGAAGCGCGACAACGCGTCGCTCAGGCCGATCATGCCCACCTGGATGAGGTCGTCGAGTTCGACGTTGGCGGGCAGTTTGGCAATCATCTGGTTGGCTAGGCGCCGGACCAGCGGTCGGTGCTGTTTCAGCAGAGCGCCCAGCTGGTCACGGCCAAGAACAGCGCCGTCGCCGCCGCCATCAGTTCTGGCAACAGCGGCAGGCGCCCGGTCCATCGTGTCACCGCAGCACGGGCTGGAATGGCAGCATGTCTGGCGCGGTGATCTGCCGGTGCACTGCGGCTGCCGCAGCGGCCACGGTCGTCACGGCGTCGACCAGAGCCTGACTGTAGGCCCCGACCGGGATGGCTGCGATCTGCGCTTCCAGGGCGGCCACGGCTGTTTGCAGTGTGTCGATCGTGGATTGCAGGCCGGCGATCAGCGGGATGTCGGCGTTGAGGGTCGTGGTGGCAACGCTCAGGGCAGCGATCATTTCGGCTTCGGTCATGGTCCGTCCTTTATTGAGTGCAGACGGTCATCGTCTGCGGGGTGGCAGCACCGGTGAAAGTGCAATAGGTGCGCGATCCGATCACCGTCTTGGCCGTGCAGTCGCACGCCACGCCGAGGCGAACGGTGCCGGCCAGCCCACCGAGGGCGCCGGCGCGGACAGTGAATGCAAGCGTGCTGGCCGTCTTCCAAGCTGGCGCTGCGGGCGGCTGCGGCCGACCGGCCCAAATAGTCGGCCACGCTGGGCACCACACGGGGGTCATGCTCGGGTCAGCCAGAGGCTTGGTGACGTATAGGGCGGACAGCCGCGCGATGTCGACAGCGCTGGGCTGCGGGCCGGCTTTCAGGAAGTCCAGCAGCATGGACGGCGTGGCCGCCGATGCGGCGAGAGCGCCCCACTGCGGCAGCCACGTCTGGTCTGCTTGCTGGCAGTAGCGCCAGGACGTGATCCCTGCGGAGTTGGCGCTGTACTGAACCGGTGTCGCAGCGGCGCACGTTGGTGCGATGGGGGCCACGTAGTCCCGGTAGACGTAGTAGCCATTGGTCGGCTGGACGTTGCAGGGGTTTGACAGCGCGGGCGCGCTCGCTGCCTGGGCCATGACCGACAGCGGCAGCGCCACCAGCAGCAGGACGATGAGGATCACCAGCAGGATCGGCAGGTAGGTGTGCTTGCGGTACATGGTCAAGCCTTCGGGCGCGTGGTGAAACTGTCGATGCCCTTGCCGATCTGCCGCAGGCCCGAATAGGCCCATGGGAGCGCCAGCAAGATGCCAAGAATCGTGATGTCGGGTACCGGTCGCGTGAACACGTAGGCGATGCCAGCGGCCAGCCCGACCCAAGCCTGCAATGGCCGCGTCCAGCGCACCAGTCGGTCTTCAGCGTTGTCACCAGAGCGGACGGTCTTGCCGGTCTCCTCCTGCTCGGCCTGCAGATCCTTGAGCCGCAGTTCTTCCATCGCGCGGATGTGCTCGCGGATGCTGGCGTCGTTCTGCACCGCGAGTTCGCGCAGCTTCAGCATGGTCCCCGGGTCGGTCTGTAGGGCCGATAGGGCTTTGTCGGGGAGCCCTTCGCCGGTGGCCCCGGTAACGAGGGAGACCCCCGCAGCGACAGCGCCGGGGATGTTGCCGGTCAGCAGCGAGCCGACCAGCGCTGCGCCGGTGCCGGCGTTGTTTGAGAGCCAGTCGCCTACTGTCTTCCAGTCCATGTCACACCTCCGTTAGCGTCTGCGCGGCCCGTCGAATCCACCCCCGGCCGAAGCGCGCCCAGCGGGCGTCGTCGATGTCGGTGTAGTCGCACAGGCGCGCCGCGGTGAACCGGAAAAGCACGCGCTGCCACGGAGCAGACTGCAGGGCTTGCAGCGTGAGCGGCCCGAGGATGCCGTCCTCTGTCTCGCCGACGCCGTGCTGCAGCGCCTTGATCGCGGCCGTCACGCCCTGGTTCACGCTCATGTCAAACAGCGGGTATTTGAGCTGCTCCGGCGCCGCATCACAGCCGGCCGGGCCCCAGTAGTCGCGGCGGTAAATCTCCTTTGCGCGATCCAGCGTGAGAGAGGGGATGTCCTCCCCTGGATGGGCGCGCTTGGAGATTCCAAAACGGGTGGCGCCTCCGGGATCAAGGGGATCGTTCGTGTACGAACCCTCGCTGCCGACGACGCGCCTGAAAGCTTCGTCGAAGTTCATGGCAGCGCCCCGGCGTACATCACGACCGACATCACGACGCCCGGCGCTGTCGTAGCGGCTGCGTCCCACACGTCGACCGTGTGCATCCCAGGAGACTGCTGGTTGTCACGCCAGTCGCAGAATTCTTTCGTGATGCCGGCGACGAGCCCGCACAGTGCCGGCGTTGCGACGATGCCGGCGAACGGCACGACGCCGAACACGACGAGGACGAGATAGACAGCGCACCCGCACAGCGCGGCGCAGAGGCCGGCGACGAAGTGCTGGAGTTTGTCGGTGATGGTCATGGCGTTCCTTTCGGTTAAATCACATCGCCGCGCATCCGCGCCAGCTGGTCTTCGCTCAGCGCACTGAAGTCCTTGTAGGACATCTTCAGCACGTCCTTGGCGCTGATGACGCCGCCATCCTTGTCGCTGTCCATGCCGACGCGGGACACCGACGGCGGGGTCTTCTTCGAAGCGTCCAGTGCCTTCTCGACAGCGCCCTTCTTCCGCTCGGCGGCCACGTCCTTCGCATCCACCTTCGGCGTGACGGTCGTGGCGACCTCCTGCTTCGTCGTCTCGGCGCCCAGCAGCTTCTTGACGGCCTTCTGGAGCGCGTCGGTGGGCGTCATGCCCTTGCGCTCGTACGTCACCTTCAGGTCGGCCACGTCGGTCAGCATCTCGCTGTCGAAGTCGCCGTGGTCCGGGTTCAGCACCGGGTACGCCTGCTCGACGCGCTCCAGGCTGATGTTGTAGCGGGCGCGCTCGGTGGCGCGGGCTTCGGCTTCGGCGATCTTGAAGTCGCTGCGCTGCTCGTTCATCTGCCGCTCGGCCCGGCGGATGTCGCGCATCAGATCCGTGGCCTTGTCGACCTCGCCGTCGGCCAGGAGCTTCGTGTACTCCTTCTCCATGCCCAAGACCTTCGCCTCCAGCGCGGTCAGGTCGGCGTTGATGTCGGCCACCTGTTTGCCGGACTGGAACTTGGCAAGCTCGCGCTCGGCCTCCTTGCGGGCCTCGCGCTCCTTGTTCAGGAGGGCTTCGTGGCGGTCCAGAGGGATGCGCTTGGGCGACTTCTTCTTGTCGTCCTTGGCCTCGTCCTTCTCTTCCTTCTCTTCGTCGGCGTCGTCAGTTTTGTCCTCGACCTTCTCTTCGGCCTTGTCCTCGACCTTCTCGTCGGCCTTGTCCTCGACCTTCTCGTCGGCGTCGTCCGTCGGCGTGAAGTCGTCGCCGCGGTCGACAGCACCGCCGCCCGTGTTCTCGACGATGCCGGGGCTCAGCGCCCAGGGGAAGGCCTTCAGCAGCCAGTGGAGTTTCATCGCAGTCCTTGTCGTTGGGGTTGAGGTTTCTGTGCGGCCGCAGCCATCTGGGCCTCGCGCTGAGCGCGCTGGTCGGCGCGCTTGATGGCCATGTCCTGTGCCTGAAGCCTGAGCTTGCCGTCTTCACGCTCGCGCTCCAGGCCGAGCTTCATGAAGTCCATCTGCTGCTCGTGCTTGAACTTCTCTTCGTCCAGGCCGGCCTCGTGCTGGGCCTTGGCCATCTCAAGCTCGGGGTTCCCACCCTTGCCTGCGTTCGGGTCTTCGATGGGCGTGTGGGCCAGCACCTGGGTCTTGACCTGGGTCTCCTGGGTCTTGGCGGTGCGCAGGCCGGCGTCGGCGTGCTTCGCAGCGGCCTCACCCTCGACCTTGGATACCTCGGCCTGCTGGGCGCGCTGTTGCAGCTGCTGCTGGGCCTGGGCCTCGGGCGAGTTCTTGTCGCCCTCCATCTGCTTGATGATTTCCGTCTTGTTGATGAGCCGGCTCGAATTGATGATGACGCTGTCGGGGATCATCACGCCCATCTCCTTCATGGCGACGGCCTGATCGAACTGGCTGTCTTCCATCGTCTCGCGGTGCGGCACAGACGTGACGACCACGTCGTACTCACCAAGGGTGAGGTCGTTGACGATCGTGCCCTCGGGACTCGCCTGATTCACAGCAAACGTCTGGGTCTCACCGGTGGCGCTGTTGTGCGTGATCGTCATCAGGCGTTCTTCGGTGTAGAACTCCTGGATCAGGTCGACGATGTTGCGCGCCAAGAGGTAGTCCGACCGCGTCAGGCTGTCCATCGGCTTGGCCAGACCCGTCGCGCCGCTCTGCTTGTTCTTGTCGATGGCCTTGGCGGCGACGTCCTCGCGCGCCTGCCCGGTCATGTAGTCCGAGACGCCCGAAATTGTCTTGATGTGTTCCTCGGCCTTGTAGGACACGCGGTCCAAGCCAGAGGGCACGGAATTCGGCTGGATCTTGACCAGATCCTCATCAGGGTTCCCGTTCGTTTCGACCACGAGGCCGGTCTCCGCGCCGCGCTGTTCGAGTTCTTCGGGCGTCATGTTCGTCAGCGAGCCGGCCTTCACCTTCCAGCCGCTGTTGGCGGTGGTGTTGACGACGTGAAGCTCCTGGCTGCTGACCTTGTTGAGCAACTCCTGCGAGCCCAGCAGGTTCTCGACAAGACCGATCGTCTGGCCGCGACGGAAATAGGGGAAGTACGGGACGATCGTGAAGTGCTTGTACGGGCTCCAGTCGTCGTGCAACTCGACGTTGTCGGCGATCACGGTCCAGCGGATGCGGTGGACGAGTTTCGTGGTGACCTGGAAGCCGAACTTCTCGACAAACCAGTTGATCCGGTTCTTGTCGAACTCCGCAGGGATGGCGCGCATGTCGCCGGTCTCTGGGCTGACGAAGTGTTTCTGCCGATCCAGCACCCGGTGCTGGCGCTCGATGACGCGGATGTTGCGCAGCACGCTGCTCTGGTCGTAGTCACCCGCGTACATGGGGTTCAGCCGGTCGCCGAAGCGGTCGCGGAACGCCGAAATTGAGTCGTAGCCGTACGGGAAGTAACTCTGCTCGCGGTTGCGCAGCAATTCACCGTCGGCCTTGTTGTAGAGGATGCAGATGTCGTCGGCGGTGACCCATTTCGTGACGAAAAGGTCGTTCCACGTGTCCGGGTCGTATTCCTCACCGTCCGGGTCGACGATGACGTTCTTCGGGTTGATGTTGTCGATGGAAACTTCGCCCTGCATGCTGTCGGTGTAGTCGATGCGGACGTCGAGATAGCCCCGACTGGTGATAATCCCGTCGGCGAACATGTCGCTGCGCTTCCAGTCCAGCTGGTTGTTGTCGCTGATCTGCTTGTAGACCTTCGTCAGCGCTTCAGCGACCTCAGCCGGCGAGCCCGAGCGCGGCCGGAAGCTCGTTTCGGCCCGGTTGTAAATCTGCTCGCCCATCACGTTGCTGACCGTGCTGATGATCTTGTTGATCGTCAGCGCCGGGCGGCGGGCCAGCTTGAGGCGGGCCACGTCGGCGGGGTCCCACTGGTCGCCGCGGAAGAATCGCTCGCAAACGTCGGCCTTCTCGATGTAGCGCTGGTGGCCGTTGTCCCGCGCCCAGCAGTAGCGGTTCCAGGTCTTCGAGCAGAGGGCGGTGTTCAGCGGCATGGTGCGCTCATTTCAAGAACTTCAGCTTGTAAAGAGCCCTGTCGATGACGGCCAGGATGTTGTCGATGAGGTTCGACAACTCTGTGCAGTCAACGTCGTTGCTCTCGGCTTGTTCACCGTCCTTGTCGTCACCCGCCTCGCTGCACTCTTCGCGGTTCTCCGCGATCCAGGTGCGCAGGGCGGTCAGTTGCTGAATTGGGGCGCCTGTGCTCGGGCGTACGGTCGGAAAGTCCTCGGCGCTCAGCTGGCCGAAGATCCCCATGTAGCACTCCAGATATTCGTCGGCGGACGTGGCGATGGCGTCATAGAAGTCCCCCAGCGCCATGTGTTGGGCGTAGCTCTTCGTGACGAGGTGCGCGATGTGCGTGCTGGTGCGGGCTGCGAAGCAGCGGGCGACGAGTTCGGCGCAGGGGTAAGTCACCGCTGCTTCTCCAGCGCGTAGACGCACTCGAAGATGTACTGGCGCACGGCCTGGGCGATGGGTGTGGGCTTCATGTCTTGGCCTTACGCGGCACGCCGCTCGGGTTGTCCTCACTCACCAGCACGCACAGGTGGCGTGCCCGGCGGTCCTGGAGATAGAAACCCAACGCGGCGGCGCTTCTCTCAATGTCGATCGGCTCACCTGGGGCCGTGCTGCACGAGTGGTGTAGTTCGCAGCCGCAGGGCAGCGCCACGTGGAGTTCGAGCCGGTCGAGTCCCATCACGCCCCCATGTGGCCGGCAGCCCCGCCGAGGCCGAGCTTGAGCTTGTCGCGCCAGGACTTCAGCTGCTGAGCCTTCGGCTTGCGCGGGGCGCCCTTGCCGACGGCCATCTTCGTCATCCAGGCCATCGCGTCCACCTGATCGTCGTGCACGCCGGCTGGGAACCTCAGCATCTCGTTGCGCGCGTCCTCGTACCACTCGGCTTTGTGGCTGAAGCTCACCATACCCTGCTGCATCCGGCCCTGGAGCGGTCGAGCGCGGGCCATCTTGTCCGTGATCGGCTTGAGCACTTCGATGGCGGGGTACATGCGACGCTCTCTCATCCGTTTCTTAAGTAGAGATTCGATTGCACGGTAAATCTGACCGTCCTCAAAGCCGAGAGCCAGGGAGGCGCTGGGCCATCTCGAACATAGATTCAGGATAGATTCTACGATGAAGAAGGAGTCGCCGGACTTGAAGCGCACGATTTCAGCGATGTGCAGCATGTCGTCGTCGTCCTGAAGCCCGACGCAGCCCACCGTGTAGTCGTTCTGCTTCTTCTCGCTGATGGCGAAGTCCCAGGCGATGAACACGTTGGCCCGGGACACGTGCGGCACCGGTGCGCGCTTGAATTGGCTCTTCGTGAAGTACCCGCCGTCGTCAGGGACCGGGTTCTGCTGGTACAGAGCCGACCACCACCGGCCGTCCGAGCCGTCGTCCTTGCGGTTCAGCGCCCTGATCTTGTTGAGCTTCTTCAGGTCGTAGCGCGCCGGGTGCAGCGCCTCGCCCTTCTTGCGCAGCGGGACGTACGCGGCGTCGTTGGCGGCGTCGGGGACCGGAACGATCGTGCCGTCAGGGGCCAGCCATTCGTCGTCGATGGCCAGGGCCGGGTACTTGACGACCTCGAACTGGTCGATGTCCTCGTCGACCTCGCCGCCCTTCATGGCCTGGGCCATCATCTGCTGGAGCCGGCCAGCCAAGTCGTCGTCGTGCCACCACGTCTGGATCACCAGCACGCCGCCGCCGGGCGCCAGCCGGGTGTAGGCGGTGGACAGGTACCACTCCCACACCTTCTCGCGGCCGTCGGCGCTGTCGGCCTCCTCGGCGTTCTTCACCGGGTCGTCGATGACCAGGACGTGCGCGCCCTTGCCGGTGATCGGGCCGCCGATGCCCGCTGCGACGTAGCCGCCGCGCTGCCCGGCGATGCCCCACTCTTCCGTCGACTGGTTGTTCGGGTCGAGCTTCGTGCCGAACACGCCCTCGTAGACCGGGTCGTCGATGATCTGCTTGACCTTCCGGCTGAAGCCCATCGCCAGGGACAGGTTGTACGAGCAGGCGATGAACTCGTGCTCCGGGTGCCGGCCCAGGTGCCAGGGCGGAAACATGCGGGAGGCAAGCTCTGACTTTCCGTGCCGGGGCGGCATCAGGATCATCAGCCGGGGGCTCAGGCCCGCGGCCACGTCGTCGCTGAACTTCTCCAGGCGTCGGCAGATGTCCTGGTGGACCCAGCCGGCGTCGTAGCGCTCGTTCATCCGCTGCACGAACGGCAGCAGCCGGCGGCGGGAGAGGACGCGGCTGGCCATCTCCTTCTGCGCCGACAGGTGCGCAGGAGTCAGCGGAGGTAGCGGAGCAGTAGCCTCAGCAGTAGATGCGGCGTAGGAGACCTGGGCGTCGCGGTCCGGGTCGAAGCGATCGGGAGCATCGACCGGGGGCGTAGCTCGCGCGGGGGCGGTGGCACGGGCTTTGGTCTTAGGCGGAGCTTTGGCTTTGGGAGCGGGTTTCTTGGTGGCCGCGCGGGTCACGGACCGAGGTCATCCAACACGATGGCCGAGGCGCGCTTTCCGCTCAGCTGCGAGACGCCGCAGAAGTCGAGCATGATTTTTTCCATCCGGGCAGACAACGCTTCGGCCCGCTGGGCTTTGGTGGCGTTCGAGGCGTAGGAGAAGGCCTTGAGGCCGCGCTCGTCGGCCATCTTGCTGGGCTGGCGGGTCAGGGCGGCGGTGACACGGGCCACGGCCTCCTGTTGCCGCACGTGCTCCAACATGCGGGCGCGCTCGGTGTTGTCTCGCTTGAGGCGGGCGGCGGTGATGTCGTCCAGCTGGCGCTGGCGGCGGGAGCGTTTGGTGTTCATCGGCGCGGTTGTTGGCGGGTGAGTTTCGCGGTGATGCGCTTGACGAGTTCGTCGCGCTCGTGCGTGGCGCAGTCATGCTTCTTCTCGGCGTGGCGCAGGCGGGAGGTGAGTTCGTCTTCGACGTAGCGGGACTCGCTGCGGTCGGTCCAGCGGTCGAGCTTCAGCTTGACCTGGTACATGTGGCCGCAGGCCAGCCGGATCTTGCCGATGCGGTGGCGGTCGCCCGAGTAGGGGTCGAAGTCGTCTTCAAACCTGATGGGCGCCGGCTCTTTGAACTGTTGCGGCGCGGGTTGTTGCAGGTACTGCCGCTCGAACCACTCCCTCGCAGTCTCACCGGTGGCGGGGTGCAAGCGCCTATCCATTCGCGTCTTCCGCGGGCGCTGGCAGCACTGCCTGGGTGCCGCCGGTGATGAGCTTCAGCAGTTCGCCGTCCGTCATGGCGTTCAGCTGGCGCACGGCCACCTCGCCGTTGACGGTCATGTCCATCTTCACGCGCACGGGCTCGTAGTAGCCGCACATCTTCCCGATTTCACGGGCCGCGGACACCATGGACGCGGGCTCGGCCATCAGCTTGGCCATGTCGAACGACTCGATCAGCATGTCCATGACCCGCTTGCGGGACATCTGGCAGGCCTCTTCGAACTTGATCTTCTCCGCTTCGTAGGCCCGGCGCACGTTGGGCATGCGGATGAGGCGGTAGCCGATGGAGTCCTGGGAGTACCCGGCGCGGATGGCGGCGGACGAGACGGATTCGCCCGTGGCCCAGGCTTTTGCGAAGGCCAGCTGCTGGGAGGTCAGCGGCTTGTTCGGGTCGACGAGTTCCGCGGTCTCGTAGGTGCTGGTGTCGAGATGTTTGCGGACGTTTTTTGCAGTTGGTGGCGCGACAGCAGCCCCACGCTTGGTGAGCTTGTGCTGGGGCGGACGATCTAATGTCTGAGTGCGAGCCATCTTAGATCGAAGTGTATTCGATTAGAAATTCTGTGCAAAATTTTGCTGCAAAAAATTGGGAAACACGAGTCTTGGAGCCTCGTATGTACCCTCTCCTCAGCCGGTACCCGGCTTCGGGTTCGGGTCTGGGACACGCGAAAAGGAGTCTCTTCGTGGTCGCGTGACAAGAACACGAACAGCCAGGACGCGTGGCCGCGCCCTTCACCCTTGGCTCGGTGAGCAATCACGCTCGTCAAGGAGATCACACATGGCTACCAAGGCTGAACTCGAAGTCACCGTCGCTGCCCTCACTGCGGACATGGCCGCGATGGAGAAGCGCATGGACCGCAGCGTGCTGCTCATCACGCGCTTGCTGCGCCGCTCCAGCGTGGTGGCCCCCACCACCGTGCCACGTGACGAGTACGACGCAGCGCTGCTCGAACTGCGTGGCAACAACGCAGAGTCCACGGAGCGCTTCCCTGTGGACACGATCGTGCGCAAGGCACTGGACCGTCGCGTCGGCGTCGCCTTCGAGAGCGTGCGTCAGGTGCTGGCCCGCATCGACCAGGCCGAGGCGAGCAAGGCGGGCTGAGGTAGGGAGGACCGCTGGCGCGGTCCTTCCTTCTCGTCTTTGTGCAGCGGCTTTCGCTGTCTTTCATCTGTGGAGAACGAACATGTCTATCGGTATCAAGCTGGGTCGCGGTGTTGGCGCTTTGGGCGCGTTGGCTGTTCACGGCGCTGTGCGCTCCGTCGAAGGCCTGGGCACGTTCGGCTCAGACATCGTCACTGGTGTCGAGCAGGGCTACGAGTCGAAGAGCGCATACCTCGCGATGCCCGTCGAGGTGCGCAAGGCACAGCGCGACGCGGCGCGTGCGGAACTCGCGCAACGGCGTGCGCCCATCGCAGCCGCGCCGGCCAAGGCCAAGCGCGCGACGGCGTAACACGCGGGACCAGGCCGACATCACGTCGGGCCTGGTCCCAACACGAAGAGGGCCTGGGCTGGCATGGGGACCAACGGAGTGTTGAGGTTTGGCGGAGCCAAACCGAGACCACGGGACTGTGCACTCAGCCGCAGCGTTAGCACAAAACACCGAGCACCCGGTATGGGGTGCGACGTAATTGAATTAGGAGAATTAAATGATCGAAGCAGTGTTGATCTTCGGAATTCTATTAGCGGTATTTGAATTCGCGGTGCTATCGATGGTGCCGCCGCGTTACCGATTGCGGCTGCTCGGAAATAAGGCCGCGGCGTCATCATGCCACGTCATCATGCTGGTTTTGAATTTGTGGATTCACTGGGGCACTGTAACCGGAACGATGGCCGCGACTGGGGCTTTCATCACGTCGATGGTGACCATCGAAATAGCAAAGATCGTCTACGGAACAGTGGTCGACGATGTCCGCGTACGTCGGGGGTTAGTGGGCTACAAGACTGAGGAGTTGATGCTGTGAACAACAACCCACACGACCTGTGCGACACCACCGCACGCAATCTGCTGCTCGCAAACGGCATGAGCGCAAGCGACGCGCCCGCACTCATCCGCGGCACGCTGACCTCAGCCGTACTCGACATCTATTGGGCAGCAATGCTCGCACACTTCGACTGCGACGATCGGCACGCCGCCCTCAACTCCATCCTCGCGCTCAACGAGGCCATGAACCAAGCCGTCGAGCACGCGCAGAACATCAAGGGAAGCCTCAATGGATGTGAAGACTAAGCCCCGCAACCTGGCCGAAGTGAATCTTTGGCTCACAGCGCTCAACGACATGGCCAACACATCGCCTGCCGAAGCACGCAGTGTGCAGCGCGATCTGGCTGATCCGATCAACCAGATCAGTGAGTACATCGACTCTGTCGAACACTCGCCGCAACACTGCTGCACGCGCTTCGAAATCATGTGGCGTCAACGCTACCGCACGTTGCTGCGTGTGCGCGGCTTGTTGTGATGAGAGGCCCGGTTGCCCGGGCCTTTCCTTCTGTCTTTGTGCAGCATGTGCTGTGCCAGGAGCTTCTCATGTCTCGTCTCGCATCACTGCGCATGAAGCGCGAACCCATCAGCGTCGTCCCATTCAGCGACCTGTCCCTCAAGGACATGGAGACTGTCGAGTGGTTCGAAGCCGCTGAATCCCCCAGCGACATCTTCGACCACAAAGTCGAGCACCTCGCCGACTTGTTGGACTGCACCGAAGCCGAAGCCACTCGGATCATCTTGCGGAACTTGTGACCAACGTACTGCGCATCCACACGTGCGCAGTGCGGCGTTCACCAACCATATACACGGTATCCGAACGTCGACAACAGGAGAACATCATGTATCGCAGGTGGTAAAGCCCAGCCGGATGCTGCAAAGCATCCGATTGTGTTTTCGATCAGCAAAGCATGCGGACAACACCCTCCGCACGCGACTGAAACTCGCACGCCTGAGCGAGTGATAAACGAACCCAGGACGTTTACCCACAGCACAACGCACAGGGGCTGTGAGCTACGAAACGCTCACGCATCAAGGTTGGGTCTTAATGCAGAACATAACGCGATGCACCCACTGCATGCTGGACACCGTAACCAGCACCTCAAGCCAACTCTCAACTCTCAAGGAAACGAAATGACTGTTCATCAAGTCTCTCGCGGCACCATCAGCAACCCCATCACCATCCCCGTCCCCGATCTGCTCGACCTAGTCAAGACCTACCTGCCGGGCGACACCGGCATCCCCGTGATGTACTCGATCACCGGTGGACTGGCATTCCGCGCCGCACGCTTGGCCGGCATGATCGCCAACGCGCTGGCCTCGGACATCCGCAACGACACGTCGGGCCGGACGTCCATCGACTCGTACAACGACGCAATGAGCCACCTCGACGCGTTGGAGTCCGCAGCCATCTCCTTCGAGGAAGCCGGCAGCACGCGGCGCAACATGTGCGACGACCTGACCAAGCTGCTGCACTACAAGCGCGCGGCCGATGACTACACAGTCACCATCATGGGCGAGTCCAAGGCACCGGTGACGGATTGGCACAGCACGCTCGATGTCGCCAGCAAGCCCGCACCGATCGACATGTGGAAGCTCGACCACCTGTGGGCGCTGTACCTCGACCAGTGCAAGGGCTACCCGCTGATGAACCGTGCCGAGTACGACATGCTCAACACGCGTGAACTGTCTGGCCAGGACGCTACGTGGCGCAACCACAAGCAAGCAGTGATGAACATCATCGACATCGCCGACCGCGGTGACAGCATCGACTTCTACCAGCTGGACCTCCAAACCCAGCTGAGCCTGCTGAACAGCTACGCCACACCGGAACGCTTGGCCAAGTTCCGTGCAGCGGCCATGCGTCGTGCTCGCAACCCGTTCGAGTTCGACGCATCCTTGCGCCTGCACACGGCGTTCGTGAAAGCCTGCGAACGCGCCACGCACCATCACCGGTACGCCAACATCGGTGACAAGACCATCGTAGCCAAGCGCGAGCCCATGCCCATCAAGGTGCCGGCCTTGCGCAAAGACAACAGCCCGGTCGGGAAGTACATCGACCGGGTCAACGAATCGCTGGACAAGGAAGCCGAACTCGACGCCAAGGCCAGCAAGCGCAAGCCCGCCAAGCCTCGCGGCAAGATCGTCGCTCAAGAGCACCTAGCTGAAGTGATGACCACGATCGCTGACACCCCGAACGACCTGTAAAACGGTCGAAGCACCTGCCCTCAAGGGCGGGTGCTTCTTCTATGCCTAACGCCGAAAGGAATGGGTACGCTTACGCGGCGCCGCCAACCTTTTCTATAGGAAAACACCTCTTCTCTTTCTACCCTCTCTTCTACTCTTCTTCTTTTCTCTAGAAGAAGTTTAGATAGTAAGATAGTAAGATAGTAAGAGAAGAGGTGGATTTACCTATGAAAACGGCCTCTTACGCTTGCCCCACGAACACATCACGTTGTCGTGGGTCTAAGATAGAGCTACACTGCCTTCCCACCTTTGCTGTTAGACAAAAATGCGCGTCTTCTTTTTGCAAACGGCCCAGCCCCTGACCAAGACCTTTTCCAAGCTCCCAGACGGCTCCGTCGAAAAAACCCCTTACCCCAACATTTTCAACGTCACGAGCGTCGAAGAGGTCGTCAAAAACACCGCTGACCTCGCCCTCGTACTTGACCGCCACGCGACCGCTGGCGACTGTCTCGTCAAGGGTCTTCTGCATCGCAAGCTCGTCAACGAGTCCCGTGCCGGCAGCACCAACACCGCCGACACGACCGACTGGATCTGTCTGGACATCGACGGATTGCCTGACACCTACATGGACATGGGGACCACGCCCCCAACCCCCATCAAAGTGACACCCGACACGATCCTCGACGCACTCGGGATGGGGAACGTCTCCTACGTGCTCCAGTGGTCTGCATCCCACAACATCGGCGCCCCGGGCTACCTGCGCTGCCACCTGTTCGTCCGGCTCACCTCCCCGATCGCAGCCCCTGTCATCAAGCAGTGGCTCATTCAGATCAACCACACCACGCCTCTCCTGGCCGAGTCCATCAGGCTGACCAAGACGGGCAACGCGCTCAGCTGGCCACTCGACGTGACCGCTTGCCAGAACGACAAGCTCATCTACATCACGCCGCCCATCCTCAAGGGTATCAAGTACCCACTGGGCCGCACCCCCCGCATCTCCTACGTGGCCAAGAGCGACGAGACCTTCTCGTTTCCCAGCGCACCCAACGCCGTCGCAGCCAACAAGGCACTCACCGACAAGCGCATCGCTGATCTACGCAACGCAGCCGGCCTGCCCGCACGCAAGCTCATCACCAAGATGTCGGGCACACATGAAATTCTGCCCAAGCCCGATGCCTGCGAAGTCACCGAGACGCGCACCGAACGTGGCTTCACGTACTTCAACCTAAACGGTGGCGACTCCTGGGCCTACTTCCACCCCGAAGACAACCCAGACTACATCCACAACTTCAAGGGTGAGCCCATCTACCTCACCAAAGAGTTGCTGCCAGCCTACTGGGCCACGCTGACCTCCAAGGCCAGCCGCACAACCTCCACGGGCCTGACCTATCTCGCATTCCTCGACCGCCGCACCGGCACGTACTTCCGCGGCACCTACGACCAGGGCACTGACACCCTGGACCTGAACCCCGCGAAGAACGAGACCCAGATCCGTCATTTCGCTGAACAGTTCGGCGTGCCGCTGGGCTCCTACATCGCTGAATGGGACATGACGTTCGACCCCAAGGACTCAGTGCGCGTCGACTTCGACAACAAAACGATCAACACCTTCCAGCTGACCGAATACATGCGCGCCACCGTCAAGCGCGTGCCCAAGTGCCCGCCGACGATCTTCAAGATCATCCACCACGTGCTGGGCTCTGACACCGACTGCACCGTTCACTTCATCAACTGGCTGGCGTTCATCCTGCAAGAGCGCACGCGCACCCTGACTGCCTGGGTGCTGCATGGGACGGAAGGCACAGGCAAGGGCGTGCTGATGAACCGCATCCTGCGCCCTCTGCTCGGCCGCAACCAGACCACCATGCGCCGCATGGAAGAGTTCAACGAGCCCTACAACGCCTTCATGAAGCAGTGCTTCCTGGTATTCGTCGATGAAGTCGAGGCCAAAGCCTTCACCAATGAGAAGGGCGTGATGGCCAAGCTGCGCAACTTCATCGTCGAGCCCACCATCCAGATCCGTCAGATGTACTCCAACGCAACGGAATGGGAAAACTTCACCAACTGGCTCTTCGCCAGCAACCGCCCCGAGCCCGTCGTCATCCCTGCTGACGACCGCCGCTTCAACGTCGGCAAGTACCAGCCCAAGAAGCTCGGCATGACTGACAAGGAACTCGACCTGATCCCTGGCGAGCTTCAGAACTTCCACGACTTCCTGATCGGCTACCCAGTGGACCGCAACGCTGTGGCCACGCCACTGGAGAACGAAGACCGTGACGCCATGATCGCCGTGTCTCAGTCCTCTGTCGACACAGTCGTAAATGCTCTGCTCGACGGCGACATGAAGTTCCTGCTCGACCAGCTGCCCAGCACCATGGCCTACAGCGGCAACGCACACAAGGCCAGCAAGATCGCCGACTACAAGCACGCAGTGCAGACGATCCTGGTGCGTGCAGACGCAAAGACAGGCGACTGCACGATCAGCCGCGATGAGCTTCACGTCATCTTCGAGTACGTGGTGGGCAATATGCCCGAGAGCCCAAACAAGTTCACGTCCCTCTTGAAACACCACCGCATCCGCACGGGTTACGTGTGGGTGGACGGCAGGACAGTCCACGGCATCAAGACGAAGTTCAAGGACGTGGCGAGTTTCGGTAGCTACGCCGGCATGCACTTCCCTGCCCCACCGAAGCCGACAGCGCCCAGCAAGCCAAAGCCCACCAAGAAAGCCAAACCCTGATGGCCCTCAACCGCAACCTCTGCTACGCCGCCGCCTACGCAGCATTCTTCGAGATCCTAGTCAACGACGGCGGCTCCGTCTTCGACTTCATGGAAGAGACTGGCCTTCACAGGAACACTGTGCGCAAGCTGCTCATGGTCATGCGCAACCGCAAGCTGATCCACATCGCCAGCTGGACGCAGGACTCAGCAGGCCGGTGGGTGCTCCCAGTCTATGCACTGGGCAACAAGCCTGACAAGAAACGACCAGCACCTTTGACAGGCCAGCAACGCAGCGCCAGAGCCGAAGCTCGACGCATCGCGCGACTCATCGGCTTCAATGCAGGAGCAGGAGCACAAACGTGACCACACCGCAACTCAAACTCTGGACCCTACAAGCGATCGCAAAGCACCTGGGCATTCCCGCGGGCTCGGCCCACCACCTCGGGAAGCAGATGACCGCAGCCTACAAGCCCGTCTTCTCCTCACCTTCAGGCAGGGGCGTTCAAAAATATTACAGCGACGAAGACGCCCAGGCCTTCATGGCGAAGTGGCGAGCAGAGCACCTGCCCAAGCCCACTGAGGTCAAGCCCGTCGCCGTATCCACCGGTGCCGAGGCCCAGATCAAGATCCTGGCCAATCACATCAAGGAACTCGACTACCGGCTGGAAGAACAACAGCAGCAGACGCACCAGCTGATGACGGTGCAGAACCGCGCACTGCTCGAAACGCTGAATAAGCACAACGCGCTGCTGATGCAGATCGCCAAGGAACTCGGTGTTGAGCCGACGGTGATGACATGAAGACCAGCGAACTCACCGGAGCCGCCCTGGACTGGGCGGTAGCGACGTGCCTCGGGTACACAAACCTGCGCCAGCACAGATACACGACTGAATCCTTCCTGGAGTGGGTCATGGACCCGCCGCCCCGTGTGGAATACGGGCCAGTCGAACTCGGTAACTTGGCTTTCTCGTTCGACTGGTCCCAAGGCGGGCCGATCATCGAGCGGGAAAACATCGGCACGTATCGTAGCCCCAAAGCAGGCGGCGGAAGTAACTGGGTTGGAGCGCTGGAACAAGACTATCCATATTTCTTCAGAAGCGGCCCCACTCCCCTGATCGCCGCCATGCGCTGCTTCGTCGCCAGCAAGCTGGGCGATGACGTTGACGTCCCGAAGGAATTGACATGAGCATTTTCGACGCATGGCGAGCCAACGAGGAGCGCGCCAACCCCGTGGAGGCCGCCAAGCACGGCATCAGCGACAACCACCTCATGCAGGACTTGGACAGCGGCCTGAGCAAAGCACTGGCCGCAGATCCGAACGCACGCCAACACGCCCGAGAGGCAGCAGCGACGATTACAGCCACTCGGCATGCGCGGGCGCAACCCCAGGAGCCGACATGAGCGACATCATCAGCCCCGCACGATGCCCCGGGTGCAATGCCGCCAATGGCGAGCTGCACGCCCTCATGTGCGTGTTCAGGGCCGCAGAGCCCGCCCCGGCGCAACCCCAGGCCGAGCGCATGGAGTGCCTGCTATCCGCGCAAATTGATCTGCTGCGCGCCGAGCTTGCGGACTTAAAGGCACACACCGCAACGTCGGTTGCGAGGGAGATTCATGCTTATCTTGAGAAGGTACGGAAGCAGAAACCTATCGGCTACATCGCAACAAGTGCGGCCACCTGGCTGCATGAGAGAGAAGGCCAACCGCACACGTGGAAGGAGATTCGCATTTACGTGTCGCCGCCAGACATGTTCGAGAATGAGCCCCTCTACGCCGCCCCCATGTCGCAGCCCGCCCCGGCTCAGTCCCAGGCCGAGAGCGCACCCACTGCGCAGCCGGTGCAGGCCGCGCCCGTGAGCGCGTCGCAGCATCAGGCTCGCGCTGGGGGTGACATGACCGACGACCCGAAGCCCGTGGCGTGGATTCACCAATGGGCGCCACACTCTCCCGTGATCGGAAAATCGCTGCACTGGACTGCTCACACCCCCCACGCCAATGCACAAGTCATCCGCACCCCCCTATTCGACCGCCCCACCCTGGACGCAGCCATTGCCCAGGCCGTGGCTGCGGAGCGGGAGCGCATGAATCAGCATGCGGGCGCGTTGGCTGAAACGGCGCGACTGGTGGAGAAGGAGCGGTGCCTGGACATCTGCGAGCAGCACTACAGCATCGAGGGCATCGCGCACGACATCGCCGCCGCAATCCGCGCCCTCACCCCGACGGCGCCGCCATAGCCTATCCCCACGCACTCCCTCATAGCCAGAACCTACTGGCTATTTTTTCGCCTTCCGTTCTATTCTCGATATTCGATCTAACAAGCCATGAACGAATTCAATCGCCCCATCTTTTTGCGCCGCGCTGATCCAAGCCCGCTGACTCTCTTCCTGTTGTGCGCCGCCGCGCTCGTGGCCGTGTGCGCAATGTTCGTCGTGCTCGGCTACCTCATCTCTCCGTCCTCCATCAACCTCTGCAAGTGACTCGATGAAACCCTCCACCATTGCCAACGTCCTGCCCGAACTCATCAACGACGGCATCAGCGTCCTCGTCCACGGCAAAGCCGGCATCGGCAAGTCGTCGGTCGTCAAGCAGGTCACCAAGACCATGAAGCGCGACCTCTACGACTTGCGGCTCAGCCAGCTGAGCGAAGTCGACCTCCGCGGCCTGCCGATGCACGACCCGAAGACCAAGCAGGCCGTCTGGTACCCGCCGAACTTCCTGCCCAAGCCTGACGCCAAGCCCTCTGTCCTGTTCCTGGACGAAATCAATAAGGCCCACCCTGCCGTCCTGTCTGCGGCCTACCAGCTGATCCTGGACCGCCGGCTGGGCGACTACCGCCTCCCCGACAACTGCGGCCTCATCGCCGCCGGCAACACGGTCAGCGACCGCGGCGACATCCACACCATCCCCGCACCGCTGAACAACCGCTTCATCCACATCGACTTCGAACTCGACCCCGAGGACTGGCAGCGCCAAGCCAGCGCAGACGACGTGACCCCCGCCATCCGTGCCTACCACCGGCTCAAAGGCGGCGCCGCGCTGCACGTGTTCGACGCGGCTATCAACCCGCGCGCATTCCCAACGCCGCGCAGCTGGTACACGGTCGACAAGATTCACAAGAACAAGAAGTACACCGCCAGCGAGCGCGTGCAGCTGGTCGCCGGCACGATCGGCGAGGGCGAGTCGGCCGCGTTCCACACGTTCCTCAACGAACTGACGAACATGCCCGACATCGACAGCATCCTGCTGAACCCGAAAGAGGCCAAGCTGCCGGGCTCCCAGTCGGTGATGCACACCGTCGTGACGACGCTGGTCGACAAGTGCCGCGCTGCGAACTACGCCAAGCTGATGGTCTACATCGAGCGGCTTCAAACCGAGATGCAGGTCGTCTTCAACCGGCACGTGGTCATCAAGGACCACAACATCACCTCACGCAAGGAGTACATAGATTGGTGCCTGAAGAACCAAGCGGTGTTCGGTGTGATCTGAAGCTGCCTGAGTGGCTGGGGCGGACGCCGTTCAACGACATGATGAGCTACGCCCCAGGACTCAGCAAAGGCCACCCTACCTGGAGCACAACGGCCCACTGGGCCTGCTGGGCCGGAGCCGCCTACGGCTGGTACCACTCGCCCTTCGACACCCACACCATGGCCCTCGCCGGCAACAGACGAGCCCTCGTAATCATGCGGCGGTTCTACACCGAACTCATGACCGCGAGACTTACCAAGTAGCTCGACAAGGACTCACCATGCTCCACGAAAAAGCCCTCCTCGTGAATCTCTCCATCTCCCGATGGGGCGCACAGAAGACCGACAAGAAGGTCACCAAGGAAGTAACCCGCAGTCATGGGGCAACCGACGACTCCGGCGACTTCCGCAAGTCCCTCGTCGACAAGACCCACCTCAAGGCCCTGACCGCGTCGTCCAGCGCTCTGCGCGCGTTCAACTACAAGCTCACCCTGCCGTGGGACGACGACGGCCGGCGCATCCTGCCCTCCAAGGCCTTCGCCGCCTACACCGACGGCTACCGCGAACTGCGGTTGGCCGACGAGAAGCTCGTGCGCGACTTCATCTCTCTCTACCCGAACCTCGTGGCCACAGCCCGGAACCGGCTCGGCTCTCTGTACGACCCGGCCGACTTCCCTGATCCGAAAACGATCAAAGACAAGTTCGGCCTGAAGCTGAGCATGGAGAACATCCCCAACGCCGACGACTTCCGCGTGAACGTCGGCGACGAAGCCGCGGCCATGATCCGCGAACAGATCACGGCCGAGAACGACGCGAAATTCCAGTCGGCGATGAAGCACTGCTACGAGCGCGTGCAGAAGATGGTCAGCCACATCAGCACGACGCTGCACCAAGAAGACCCGCGCATCTTCGACAGTCTGGTCAACAACGCCCTCGATCTGGTCGACTGCCTGCCGATGCTCAACCTCGCCGACGACCCGCTGCTCGAAGACTTGCGGACAGATCTGAAGGCCATGCTGCCGCACCCCGACGCGCTGCGCACCAGTGAGCACACGCGGGCCAAGACCGCCGACGCGGCCGACGCGATCATCGCCAAGATGGCTGCCTATGGTCGCGTGGTCTAAGCAACTCGACGCCGCCATCCAGCGCGCCCTGTGGGATCTGGGCCGCAGCAACTGGGCCTGGGACGCCACCTCGAAGCGCTACGAGTCACGCACCCCCGAAGAACGCGAACGCTGGTGGACTCACGTCGCCAGCGCCAACACAACAAGCTGGCGCGAACTCCGCGTCAAGGTCGTCACCATGAGCCTCACCAAATGAACAAAGAAGCACACGACAAGATGGTCCGCGGCCGCGTCGCCCTCTACATCAAGGACGGCTTCTACGGCCCGCTCTCGATGCGCTTCCTGATGAAGGAGCGCAAGTCCTGCAAGACCGCGCGCATCAGCCACACGACGATCTTCTACAACCCGGACTTCATCGACAAGCTGGAAGAGCACCTGATGCCAAGCCTGTTCGCCCACGAAGTGCAGCACTGCATGCTCAACCACATCGACCGGTGCGGTGGCCGGAATCCAAGGAAGTGGAACCAAGCCGGCGATTACGTCATCAACGCCAACCTGAAGCGCGACGGCTACGAAATCGGCGAGTCGTGGCTGTTCAACCAAGCCTACAGCGGCATGTCCACCGACGAGATTTACAACCTGCTGCCCGACCAGGACGACGGCGATGAATCCGGCGATGGTGATGGCGCCGGCGACCCGCTCGACGAGATGGAGCCCGGCGACCCGAAGGACATCGAGGAGAAGGAACTGGAGTGGAAGATCGCCACGATCCAGGCCGCCGAAGCTGCCAAGCTCGCCGGCTGCATGCCAGCCTCCATGGAGCGGCTCGTCGAAAAGCTCACAACAAACCAAGTGTCTTGGCGCGAACGCCTGCGCCGGTTCGCCACCGAGCACGCCAAGGACGACTCCTGCTGGTCACGGCCTGACCGCCGCATGCTGTCGCTCGGGTACATCTTCCCGAGCCTCTACAGCGAGAATGTCGGGCTCATCGTCAACGACATCGACACCAGCGGCTCGATCAATCAGGCCACGCTCGACACCTTCGGCGCTGAAATCACGGCCATCAAGCATCAGGTGCGGCCGCAGAAGATGGTGAACATCTACTGCGACTCGGCCATCAACAAGGTCGATGAGTTCGGCGAGTTCGATGAGCCGGACTACATCATGTGCGGCGGTGGCGGCACAGACTTCCGGCCACCGTTTGCGTACGTGGCCGAGAAGGGGCTGAAACCGACGTGCATGATCTACCTCACCGACGGCTACGGCCCATTCCCGACTGAGCCGCCGCCCTACCCTGTCATGTGGGTGATGACGACGGACGTCGTTGCCCCGTTTGGCGAAACGATCAGGATCAACACATGAGCAACAAACTGACGAGAGACGCCATCGCCCAGTTATACAGAGACGAGGCCAAGATCAAGGAGATGGAAGGAAAACTCGCCGACTACCCATTCATGCTCAAGGTCGTGCTGGCAGGCTGGGACGTGATCGAACACCGAGAAGAAAATCATCTGGACAACAGCGTCCACCCCTATGCAGACCTCAAGCAAGCCTTGGTGAAACTCGCAGACCGAGGAATGAAGTGACCCCAGACCAGATCACCGAGGTCATGCGCTTGGCCTCCATGCTCGCAACCGCCCGCTGCCGGCGGCTCGTTGCCAACAGCCGCAACGGCGGCGCCACAGAAGTCGATCAAGCCGAGCAGCTGGTGCAGCGGCGCACCATCGAGTTGCGCACCTACCTGGAGACATTCCAATGCCCCGAACCGTCGAGCGCACCGTCTACAAATTCGACGAACTGAGCCCTCGTGCCCAGGAGAAAGCACTCGACGACGCTCGATACTGGAACGTCTATCACGGCTGGTGGGAGTGCACCTATGAAGACGCTGTGCTTTGTGCAGAATGCCTCGGCATCACGATCGACACGGAAAACCGCAGGCCGCAAATCTTCTTCAGCATCAACGGCAGTCAAGGCGATGGGGCAGCGTTCACCGGTAGGGTGCAATACAAGCCAGACGCCATCGACACGATCAAAGCGCATGCTCCCAGGGACGAAGAACTGCTCGCGATCGCGCAGGCTCTAACCACGACTCAACTCACTTGCCGGATGACAACCAGCGAGTACCTCTGGGCCTCCATCTCCTTATCAGGAAGAAGCACAAGCATCGACATGAACTGCATGCTTAATCCAGGCGATGAAGTGCCGTATCACCTTGATGTCTTGATTCGACGCACCGTCGAGCGCTTCGCTCAGTGGATCTTCACGCAGCTTCACAACGAACACGAGTACCTCACTTCCGACGAGTGCATCAAGGAGGCCCTGGCTGAACACGAGTTCGACGAAGACGGCACCATGATCTAAGATCGCACTTCGATCAACACATTCCGAAGGTAGATGATGGCCACCAAGCCCTTTCCTGTTCGCATCACCAGCTGGTCCCACAGCAAGGTCGGTGACTTCGAGAAGTGCCGCTTCATGGCTAAGCTCAAGCACATCGACCGCATCCCTGAACCCGAGCGGCCGTTGCCTCCAGGCAAGACCGAGCACGCCAACGACCGCGGCTCGCGCGTTCACCTCCACGCCGAGAACTTCGTCACAGGTAAGGAGCCCGCCCAGATCAACGAGATGCGCGCGTTCCACGGTGAGTTCGAGCACCTGCGTCACCTCCACTCTCTGGGCATGGTGTCCCTCGAAGGTGAATGGGCCGTCGACCAAGGATGGAATCCGACCGACTGGCGCACCGGCTGGCACCGCAGCAAAGTCGACGCGATCGTCCAGCCGAACAAGTATCAGGCGATCGTCATCGACTACAAGACCGGCAAGAAGTTCGGCAACGAAATCAAGCACGGGGAACAGACCCAGCTGTACGCCCTCAACGCCGTGCTGCGCTACCCCGACCTGGAAGAAGTCACCACCGAACTCTGGTACCTCGACCAGGACGAACTGACAACCGCCCGGTTCACCCGCGCCCAGATCCTGCGCTTCAAGGCCAACTGGGATCGCCGCGGCCACGCAGTCACCGAATGCACGGACTTCCCACCCAACCCGTCAGTCTGGACCTGTCAATGGTGTCAATATGGGCCTTGGAACGGCAACCAATGCACGGTCGGAGTGCAGCGGTGAAGACGGCATACACGATGGAAGAAATTGCTGAAGACCACCCGCAGTGGAAAGCGTACGCCGCCGGCTACGCCACGACGGTCCTGAATGTTCTGGATGACACAGGTCTTCTAGACGAAACACAACTGCGTTGGCTCTCTCAGTTCGAAGGCTCTGCACGCGAAATCTGCAATCGCCTGATCGACGCCTACACCGTAGACGAAATCACCAAGAAACTCACCGCATGAAACCCTTCGCCCATCAACTCGTCAGCCTTAAGCACAACGAGACGACGGACATCGTCTTCGACTGCTCCGACGCTGGCACCGGCAAGACAGGCGTGCGGGTTTTTCGCTACGCCAAGCGCAAGAAGAAGAAAGCCGGCTGCATGCTCGTGCTCGGCCTGCGCTCTACGCTGCGCTCCGTGTGGGAATCCGACTTCAAGAAGTTCGCACCCGAAATCACGACCTCTGTAGCCACAGCCGCTAACCGCGAAGCCGCATTCGCCAAGGACGTCGATGTCTACATCACGAACCACGACGCAGTGAAGTGGCTGGCTAAGCAAAAGCCAGCGTTCTGGAAGAAGTTCGACGAAATCGTCGTCGACGAGTCGGAGTTCTTCAAGCACTACACCAGCCAGCGCAGCAAGGCCCTGCTGAAGCTCGTCAAGCACTTCAAGTACCGCACGTGCATGACCGCCACGCCCAACGACAACACCATCGTGGACGTGTGGCATCAGGTGCTGCTGCTTGATAACGGTGCGCGACTGGGCCGGCTGTACTTCCCGTTCCGCAACTCCGTGTCCACGCCCGTCCAGGTCGGCCACAGTGCCAACATGGTTGAGTGGCGTGACAAGGAAGGCGCTGAAGACGCTGTGTTCGGTCTCCTGTCCGACATCGTGGTCCGCCACCGCCTGGACGACTGCGCCGACATCCCAGAGAACCACCAGTACCCGCTGATGTACGAGATGTCCACGCCACAGAAGAAGGCCTACATGCAGATGGAGGCCAGCAAGATGCTCGACCTGGGCAAGCTCGGCGGCGTCACAGCCATCAACGCGGCTGCGGTCGCCACCAAGCTCCTTCAAGTCGCTTCAGGCGCGGTCTATGACGGTACAGGCAAATACGCCGTCATCGACACCAGCCGCTATGAACTCATCCTGGACCTCTGTGAACAACGCAAACACCCGCTCGTCCTCTTCCAGTGGAAACACCAGCGCGACCTGTTGGTTGCTGAAGCCGAAAAGCGAGGCAAGACCTTCGCGGTCTTCGACGGCGACACCACCGACGAAGAGCGCTTCAACATCGTGCAGCGCTACCAGCGCGGCCAGTACGACGTGCTCTTTGCTCACCCCAAGACCGTCGGCCACGGCCAGACCCTGACCCGCGGCACCTCGACGATCTGGGCCTCACCCACCCACCTCGCTGCTCAATTCCTCCAGGCCTCGTCCCGCCAGCGCCGCATTGGCCAGACGGAGAAGACCGAGACCGTGGTCATCATCGCCGAGGGCACGACTGATGAGTGGGTCTACGAGAACTGCATGCGCAAAGACGGGCGCATGAAGAGCCTGCTGGAGTTGTTTGCCGGGAACACGCCGGTGCCGACAAAGTCAACCAAGACGAAAGCCATGGCATGAACTGGAAAACAGCCATCCGCAAGGCCACGCAATACATCGTTCCCGAATTCGCTCGGCCGATCTTTCGCTCCAAAGACGTCGACTGGGACCGCCTCGTCTCCATCGACTTCGAGACGTTCTACGACGATGACTACACGTTGTTGAAGCTCTCCACGTCGGAGTACGTGCGCGACCCGCGCTTCAAGGCGCAGATGCTGTACCTCAAGGTCGGCCGCAAGCCTGCCCGCATCATCCCGCCGAACAGAATTGCCACCGAACTGCGCAAGATCAACTGGGCCACACATGCGCTCCTCTGCCACCACACTCAGTTTGACGGTCTCATTCTTAGCCATCATTACGGCGTCGTACCTTCTTTTTACTACGACACCCTCTCTATGGCCCGTGGTCTGCACAGCAACGAAATCGGTGCTGGGCTGGACGAAGTGTCCATGTACTACGGCGGCGCCGGCAAAGTCCAGGGCGTCCTGGAGACGACAAAAGGCGTACTCAACTGGAGCCCTGAACTGTTCAAGCGGGTGACACCGTATTGCCAGAACGACGGCGACGAAATGCTGCGGGTCTTCGAAGAGATGATCTACGCGCTGCCTGAAGAAGAAGTCGACCTCATCAACGTCATCGTCCGCATGTTCTGCGACCCAGTGCTGGAGATTGATCGGCCACGGGTCGAAGCCGAACTGGCGCGAGAGGTCAAGGAACGGGACGAACTGCTCACCGGCATAGTCAACACAGCCGCTTACTACGAAGACAAGACCGTGCTGAAGACGAAGGCCGAACGCGCACTGGTCGGCAAAGAGCGCGACCTTCTGATCGCCAAGCGCATCCTGGGCAGCAACGAGAAGTTCGCCGGGCTGCTGCTGGACGAAAGCGTCGACCCACCTGTCAAGCTCAGCCCGGCCTGGATGAAGAAGGACAAAGCCGCGCGTGAAGCCGACCCTGAAGGCAAGTGGACCTACGCGTTTGCCAAGGACGACATCGAGTTCCAGAACCTGCCTGACGTTCAAGAACGGTGGCAGAGCATCTTCGACCTGAATGACACCAAGCAGGTCAAGCTGGCCGCTGAGAAATCCATCCGCCTGCGCGCCCTGGTCGACGCCCGCATCGCTGTCAAGTCGACGACAAACATCACCCGGGCCGAGCGGCTGCTGACCGCCAGCACCAACGGCATGCGGCTGCCGGCCTACTACGCCTACAGCCGCGCCCACACCCACCGGCTGGGCGGCGGCGACAAGCGCAACCTTCAGAACCTGAAGCGCGGCGGTGAGCTTCGCCGCTCAATTCGCGCCCAGAAGGGCCATGTCCTGGTCGTCGGTGACTCTGGTCAGATCGAGGCCCGCACAAACGCATGGCTGTGGCGCCAGGACGACCTCCTGACGATCTTCCGCAACAAGGGCGATCCGTACTGCGACATGGCCTCAGTCGTCTACGGCCGCATCATCACCAAGGCCGACGCCACCGAGCGCTTCGTTGGCAAAGTTTGCGTCGCTGGAGACACCCTCGTATTGACAAACCATGGTGTTAAGTCTATCGTCGATGTACGATCTAATGATATGCTATGGGACGGTACAGCATGGGTGCTCCACGACGGACTTGTCCGCCAAGGAACGAAACAAGTATTCAGAAGGCACGGCTTCGCCGCCACACGGGACCACGAAATCCTGACGGAACGTGGGTGGCAGGAGTGGTCCGCGGTCCTTACCGACCCTTCCCTTTTTCAGTCGGCGCTCAATTCGGCGACCTCACCGTTGTACGTTGGGAACACTACGTTTCCAGAGACGGGAAACCTTGGGGTTACCGGCCTGTATGCAGATGCACCTGCGGTGCTGAAAACATGGTCTATGTCAGCAGCCTCAAAGCTGGCCGCAGCACTCGGTGCAATTCATGCGCCAAAGTCGCCGCCGCCACTAAACGCTACTGGGCCTACAAACACGCAATGGCCAGCGACGAGCACCGTACTCGGTTGCTCAATCGACTATCGTCAGCAATCGCTCGTTGTGCAAACCCCAACAACGCTTCGTACAAACATTACGGACTGCGGGGCATTTCAGTGGCTGCTGAATGGCGTGCAGATCGCGCAGCGTTTCTTATCCATGTTCAAACTTTGCCTGGATGGGACGATCCGACGCTTGAACTCGACAGAATCAACAACAGCGGCAATTACGAACCGAACAATATCCGATTTCGCTCGAAGGGCGCCAACATGCGCAACCGCCGTAAAGTCGAAGACTTGGAACAGCGCATCCGCGACCTTGAGCGAGACAACGCAGACCTACGATCTCGCAAACGCAGGACCTAACTGTCGATTTACTGTCCTGACAGAAGCAGGTCCGCTGATAATTCACAACTGTGTTCTTGGTCTGGGCTTCCAGATGGGCGCCAAGAAGCTCCAGATGACCCTAGCCAAGGGCGCGCTCGGTGGCCCGCCGGTGTTCATCACCTTGGCTGAAGCCGAGCGCTGGGTCAAGCTGTACCGCAACAAGAACCGCAAGATCGAAGCCGGCTGGCGCATCTGCACCGGCATCATCGAAGACATGGCCGCGGGACGTACCGGCGCGCACGGGCCGATCAACTGGGAAGCCAACAAGGTCTGGCTGCCCAACGGGATGTGCCTGCACTACCCCGACCTGAAGAAGGCCGTGGGCGACCAGGGCTTCGAAGAGTGGACCTACGGATCGACCCTCAAGGGCACACCGATCCGCAAGAAGCTCTACGGCGGCCTGCTGTGTCTCGGAGCAGGCACACAAGTCCTGACCGACAACGGCTGGAAATCTATCGTCGAAGTGCGATCTGATGATAAAGTATGGGATGGTACTAACTGGGTGGAGCATTCAGGTGTCATCTACAAAGGCAAAAAGCAAACCATCGACTTCGGCGGTGTGCGCATCACCGCCAACCATGAAGTCCTCGTCGAGGAAACGTGGCTCCCCGCTGGATGCACATCCCACAGTGCCGCTACATCATCGTGCGAAAGACATTACGGGGCTGCGACACGGTGCGCTGATAGCAGTGTCCCCGTGGGGCAGCAACGGAAGAAGAACACTGTGGACACTCCAGTGCAATTGCGGAATGCGCATTACCCGTTCAGCAACCGAGTTTCAGAAAGGCCGCACAAAAAGTTGCGGATGCCAAACCTCTTCGCTCATCTCCTTCAGCATATCAACCCATGGCATGTCCAAACATCCGACGTTTCACGTATGGCGGGGCATGCTGGACCGGTGTCAACTGCCTACACATCAATCATGGGCGCGATACGGAGGGCGGGGCATCACAGTATGCGCGGCGTGGAGTTCGTTCGCCGCGTTCTGGGCAGACATGGGCTCGACCTACAAACCCGGTCTCTGTCTGGATCGCAAAGACAACATGGCGGGCTATTCACCCAGCAATTGTCACTGGGTCACGTACAAACAGAACAGCCGCAACACTCGTGCTCAAGCACTTATCAATACACCTATCGGGCTGATTCCGTTGTGGCAGGCGTCGGAAATTTCGGGAATCAACAGCTCCACTCTCTCCTACAGGCGGGACGCAGGATGGTCAGCCGAACAGATGTTTCTCCCCCCGAAGACGTCTACGACCTAGTTGACGCGGGACCGCTACGCCGATTTACTGTTCGTGGCGACGACGGCAGACCTTTCATCGTCCACAACTGCGAGAACATCGTTCAGGCCCTGGCCCGCATCATCGTGCTCTACCAGCTGCTCGAACTGAGCAAGACGTACCGTGTGGTCATGACGACGCACGACGAAGGCGTGCTGCACGTGCCGAAGCGCCAAGCCGAGTTCGCCTTCCAACGCATGATGAAGGCGATGACGACGCCGCTGCCCTGGTGCGAGGATCTTCCGCTGTCCGCCGAAGGTGGGTACGCGGAGGACTACAGCAAGTGAGCGTCGCCGCGGGTGCATGGCCTGCGTGGGTCGAGATTTGGCAAGACATACACGAATGCAAGACCCGCGTCATCGTCCACCACAAAACTCTGGAATACAGGTTCGTGGTCGACACCCACGCTTATCCATACAAGGAACTGCGCGACCACATCTACGCGATCAAAGGCTCTCTCGTGCGTCAGCAAGGGATCATTGACGCAGTCACCAAGAAACTCACCTCCAACTCTGAACGACCATGACCCTCAAGATCGAATGCCCTGAATACTTCGCCGACGTGGAGATGTTCGCGCACGACAACGAATGCTCCGAAGCCCTGCTCACCGGCTTTCAACGGTTGCGGAACATGTGCAAGGAGGATGAGGTCGTCTACCTGCACAAGGACTTCGCGCCGCTGAGCTTCGCCTTCCTCCTGACCGACGGCAAGCGCAACCGGCTCGTCGGCGGCCTGATCTACAGCGGCCCCGGTCAAGTCCTGAACGGCGGCGCACCGACCTTCACGGTCAGCGTCGAGCCACACACCGGTGAGCACAAGTGGTCGGTCCACACCTGAAATTTTTCTTCCCAACCGTCTGTCATCTAAGATAGACTAACGCTCATACAAGGAAACAAAACGATGGTCGCTGTCACCTCCCCCACCGCCAAGGCCCGCGTCAAGGCCGCCCCTGTCACCGTCGGTTCGCTGATCGACGCCCTCTGGACCCAGCGTGAAGCCAAGCGCGAACTCGAAGCCAAGATCAAGGAAATCGAGACCCTCATGGCGCAGTACGAGGAACAACTCGACATCCAGATGGCCAAGGACGGCGTAATCAAGGCCAACGGGGCGCACGCCTCGGCCTCGTTCTCCAGCACCGTCAGCGCCAGCGTCGAAGGCGAAGGCGGCTGGGATCTGGCCTTCCCCTGGATCGCCAAGCACAAGTATTGGTCCCTGCTGCGCAAGCAGCTGAACGACGCCGCCTACCGCGAAATCCTGGAAGCCGGCAAGAAGGTGCCCGGCATTCAGCCCTTCACCAAAAAGCGCCTCACCCTCCGCTCCCTGTCGTCCTGACATCTCACATCGAAGAAAGACACCCAGCCCATGGCCACCTCCAAACCTCTCAAGTCTGCTGGCCCCGCCAGCACCAGCGTCGTGCCCCGCAAGGCCAGCGCTGGCGCCATCGTCTCCATCAAGGAGGCGATCGCCGCCCAGGTCGCCACCCTCGGTGACCGCATCGCCCCGCCGGGCGGCAGCAAGATCAAGCTGTCCGCCGGCAAGATGACCCTGCCCGACGGCACCACCACCCCCGGCCCCCTGGAGGTCGTGGTCGTCGACTTCGTGGCCCGCAACATGTTCTACGAAGGCGACTACGACGCGAACAACATCCAGCCGCCCGTGTGCTTCGCCATCGGCACGAACCCGCTCAAGATGGTGCCGTCGGCCAACAGCCCGCTGCCCCAGGCCGAGTCGTGCAGCGCCTGCCCCATGAACCAGTTCGGCAGCAAGGGCAAGGGCAAGGCGTGCAAGAACGAGCGCTCGCTGGCCGTCCTGCCCCCGGGCTCGGACAAAGACACGCCGCTGTGGCAGCTGAACGTGTCGCCGACGGGCGTCAAGTCCTTCGACGGCTACGTGGCCGGTATCGCACGCACGTTCCAGACGATCCCGGCCGGCGTCGTGACCACGGTGGAACTCGACCCCAACGAGAGCTACCCACGCCTGATCTTCAACAACCCGGTGCCGAACCCGGATCTGGCCGGCGACTTCGCCCGCCAGGAAGAAGCCCGCGCGATGCTGGCCGTCGAGCCCGACGTGTCGGGCTACGAGGCCGCCAAGCCGAAGGCTGCACCGAAGCGCCCGGCCGTTCGTCGGTAGTTTTGTGGACGTCCTACCCCTACTTGAGGGGAGGACATTCCCACCTCGAACAACAGAATCATGGCAACCCGTAAGCACTACATCCAACAGGCTTTGGAGTCCTTCTCCAGTCTGTCGAAAACGCTCGACGAGTTGACTGAAGAAGAAGTGTTGGCGTGCCTCGAACTTGAGGCATCCAGCCGCCGCAGGCAGTCCATCCTGGACCGCCTGATTTCCAGGGCCGTTCGCCTCAACGAACTGCTCTACAACCGCCAACTCAAGGATAAATTCCATGGCACGCGCTCCCTCGAAGATCATGTCCGTCGCTGAAAAGAAAGCGGCCGAGACGAACCTGAAGTCCGCACTGAAGATCGTCAACACCGGCATCAAGGCCAGTGAAGCCGACGTGGCCGTCGCCAACAAGGCGCTGGTCGACGCCAAGAAACAGGCCGACACCCTGGTCGCCGTTGCCAACAAGGCCCACGACAAGGCCCTGAAGGAAGGCGGCAAGCTCATCGCCACCGCCCAGAAGGCTGTCGACGCCGCGGCGAAGAAGCACACCAAGGCCTTTGACGCCGCCGCCAAGGGCCGCGAAAAGCTCAACAACCAGCTGACCGCCCTGGCCGAAACGCCGGCCGAACCCGCCAAGCGCGGCCCCAAGCCGAAGGTCGCCGCCTGAGTCTGGGCGTGTTCTGTTTTACCCGCACCTCGGTGAGGCGTGGTGACGTAGTTTGATGAGGGACCATGCAAAAATTCGGCCATGTCATGATTGACCTGGAGACCCTCGGCACCGCTGCCGATTCGGTCATTCTCTCCATCGGAGCCGTGCGCTTCGACCTCGACTCGGACAACATCGACGACGCGGGTTTCTACCGCAGCATCTCGATCGACTCCAATCTCGATTACAAGCGCCGCATCCAGGAAGACACCCTCATCTGGTGGCTCAAGCAGAGCCCTGAAGCGCAGAAGGTGTTTACCGAACCCAAGGAAACCCTCCTGACTGCGCTCACCGAGTTCTCCGACTGGTTGGACGACGGCTCCGCAATGATGTGGAGCAACGGCGCCGACTTCGACCTACCGACGGTGGCCCACGCCTACCATCAAGTCGTGATGGACGTGCCCTGGAAGTTCTGGAACAGCCGGTGCTACCGGACCTTCAAGGGTCTGCCGGGCATGAAGAACGTGAACGTACCGCGCATGGGGACGCACCACAACGCCCTTCAGGACGCGGTGTTCCAGGCACAGCACCTCCAGGCCATGCACAAGGCGCTGTTCGGTAAGAAGGCGGTGAAAGCATGAACATCGACGCCACCCTGGCTGAGCGCGGGACGCGCTACGGTCAGTACACGAGCCACGCGCGCATCACCCAGGACTTGAAGAAGGTGATGCACGCCGAGCCGAAGTGGGCGCAGCTGGACGCCCACCAGAAGGAGACCTTGGAGATGATCGCCCACAAGATCGGACGCATCCTCAACGGCGACCCGAACTACCATGACAGCTGGCACGACATCGTGGGCTACGCCAAGCTGACGGCGGACGAACTGCTGCCCAAGGAAGTCAAGCCGGCTGGGAAGCCCGCCCGTGGCCGGGCTTGAGAACACGTTCATCCAGAGCGTGCATCGGCATCTCCCGCCGAGTCCGCCGCCCGTCGCCACCATGGCGACGTGGCCCGCGGAAGTGCTCTACCGGATGAAGAACCACAACCAGTACAACAGCGGCATCGCTGATGTCTGGTACGACTGTGATCCGCGGCGACAAGGACAAGACCTCTGGGTCGAGTACAAGTACGTCGTGATCCCGAAGAGAGACGAGACGTTGATCGTTCCTGGACTCAGCCCTCTTCAATTCGATTGGCTGACGGCGCGCTTACGAGCGGGCAGGAACGTGACCGTCATCGTCGGGTGCAAAGAAGGCGGCGTCTGTCTTCTCACGGATCAGTGGGAAGGGTTGCCCACCAAGGTCTTTCGAAAACAACTTCAAACTCGGCAAGACCTCGCCAGATATATCAAGACGCTCGTAAACTCTTAAACCCCGAGCGTTCCAGGAGGATTGATGAGGATCAACGAAGACGGGCTGTTCCCGGCGCTAGAAGCCGTGCTGAAAAAAGCCAGCGAGCCCCTCGACTGCCAGACCCTGTACGACATGCCCGCCATCCGCGAACACGCCGCCTCTGTCAACCGGGTATCCGATTACCTTGGCGGACTCTGGCGCAAGGGCAAGGTGGTCCGTCACGCAGCCTCCCGTGCTGACGGCACACGCGGCCCACGGTGGGCCTACAGCTGGAAAGGCGACCGCGGCACCAAGCTGCACGCCAAACTGAACGAAGGCCTGGAGTACACACCAAAGATCCTGGCTGACCGCCCATCGCTGCTCATCACCGAAGAGGGCAGCAAGGTCACGATCGAACTACCCAACCTCATCCTGGTCATCATGACGAAGTAGCCACACGCTGCTCCTTGAACCGGCTCAGGCCGGTTTTCTTTGCCCTTCAATCTTTAATCTGTGTTCGATCTATGCTGACTGTCGAAGAAAACGCTTCCGCTCGTCGCCAAGGCTGGATGTTGGTCGAAGTCTTCGATCTGCGCACTGGTCGCGCTCGTCCTGAAATTCTCCCAATCGCTTTCACCGCTCCCTTCAACACCGCGCGCGCCACCACCGGCTGGGTCATTGCCCGAGCCAAGGCCGGTGACGCGCTCGCACAGAAGGCCCTTCAACTCGTCATGCAAGGACTCAAATGAGTACCCGCTCCCGCATCGGCTATCAACTCGACGACGGCACCGTCCGTTCGATCTATTGCCACAACGATGGCTACATCGACGCACCCCACGGCGTCGGCTACAAGCTGCTCACGTACTTCAACAACTTGGCGTCCGCCCAGGCCATCGTGTCACTCGGCAACCTGAGTTCGCTGTACCCCAAGCTGGCACCGCCGAAGAACAAGAAACACTCCATCGACGACCCGATCAAGGGCGTCACGGTGGCCTACACGCGTGACCGCGGTGAACCCGACTGCAAGGGCGTCACCGACCGCGATGACGCTCGCTTCTTCGCTGGGGGCGAGGAGTACAACTATCTGTTCCGCCATGGCATGTGGCTGGTGCAGTCGGATCACGGCGCCGACGAGCGATTCAAGTTGCCGACCGACCTAACCGTCGCCGTCACCACCCAGAGACTGACGGCATGACCAACTCCCGAACCGTCCTCCGCGCCCACCTTGCCGTTTGGTACATGGTGGAAGTCGGCGAAGCCTCTCACCCAACCGTCATCGACACCGACGGCCACCGCAAGCAATGGGTGGGCATCGGTTGGATCGACGAAGGCCCCGCAACCGCCGAAGACAAGGCGACCCTCCCCTACGTCAAGGAGGACTGATGACTTTCGCCCACATCTGCGCCATCTTGGCCGCCAAGCGCTGTGCCGCAAACGGCATGACGGTCAAGAACATCGCCCTTCAGGCCAAACGTCACCCCTCAACCATTCGCCGCTGGATCAACACATGAGCACCCCCTCCCCCACCGCCCTGGTCATCGCCTCTCTCATCGAGAGCCTGCTGGCCCCCGTGTTCACCGCCATGTCGGCGCCGCTGCTGGAGCGCATCAAGGCGCTCGAAGACGTGGCGCACACGCCCGACGAGAAGAGCTTGTCCGAGCGTATGGACGCGCTGGAGACCAAGACCGCCATTGCCATCGGCGAGAAGTTCGACGAGGCCGTCTTGGAGTGCATCAGGGAATGCCCCACCGAAGTCCTCGACGCGATCGAAGACGAGTTGACCGAGAAGATCAAGACGGCCCGCGAAGACAGCCTGGAAGAGTCCGTGGCCTCGGTCATCCGCAACGGCTCGTTCAACATCGAGTTCAGCCGGTACTGAGATGGCCACCTTCAAGCCCATGCTGGCCTCGCCAGCCGACCTCGACAACGTCCGCTACCCGGCGTTCGCGTCACCGAAGCTCGACGGCATCCGCTGCTCGATTGTCGGTGGCAAGGCGCTCAGCCGCACGCTCAAGGAGATCCCGAGCCGACACGTGTTCAACATGCTGAGCAAGCCAGAGTTCGAAGGCTTCGACGGTGAACTCATCGTCGGCGCCCCAACCTCACCAAACTGCTACCGCGACACCGTCAGCATGGTGATGGCCGACAACAAAGTGTTCCTCTTCACGTACTACGTGTTCGACCTTTGGAACCACTCGGGCCACTTCTACTTGCGCCGCCTGGACCTGGAACAGCGCATGCACAAGATGAAGTCCGGCTACATCGAGTTCGTGCAGCACTCTCAGATCGAACATCGAGAGCAACTCGATGCCTACGAAGCCGAGCAAGTTGGCCTGGGCCACGAAGGCATCATGCTGGCCGACCCGAAGGCGGCCTACAAGTTCGGCCGGGCCACGACCAAGGGCGGTGAACTGCTGAAGGTCAAGCGCTTCGTCGACGCCGAGGCCATCGTCATCGGTATCGAAGAAGAGATGTTCAACGGCAACGAGGCGCAGACCAACGAACTCGGCCGCACGAAGCGCAGCACGGCCAAGGCCGGTCTGGTCGGCAAGGGCACGATGGGCGCGCTGGTCGTACGCGACGTGAAGACCGGCGTCGAGTTCAACATCGGTACAGGGTTCACGGCGGCGGACCGCCAACGCTTTGCACTTGGCGGCATCCTCGGTGAGACCGTCAAATACAAGTCCTTCCCCGTCGGCGTCAAGGACAAACCCCGCCACCCCGTTTACCTGGGCCTGCGGCCCGCAGGAGCATGACGTGATCCCTCCCTTCACCCGCAAAACTTGGCACGGCTTTCAGATCGAAGACCGCCACGGCGACCTTGTCTGCGACGCAGCCGGCGAAGCCGAGATGCAGCGCCTCTTGAAGGCGCTGAACCCTCCACCCGCCGTCTACATCGACGCGCTAGACGACCACGACATCTGCGACGCCATGATGGGCCTGCCGGTGGAGTTCTTCAACCCGAACCCGCTCTTTGGGCATCCATGAAGTGCCCAACCTGCCGCAGAACGGCCAAGGTGACCCGCACCTCAGTCCTCGCCTCGGGCCAGATCAAACGTCAGCGCACGTGTAGCAAGCTCCACGTCTTCGAGACAGTGGAGGTCTTGTTCAAGGAGCCGGCTACGACCCCATGGCAAAGCACCGAGCCAGAGCATGAACCTGCCTGAGACCCTCGACCTCCCCGCGGCCGCGGCCTTCTGCGGCCTGCACCCCAACACCTTGCGCGAGATGGCAGCACGGGGTGATGCCCCGGGCGCCAAGCCGGCTCGCGCCTGGATCTTCATCAAGGACGACCTGCTCGCGTGGATGCGTGGGCAGTACGTGGAGAAAGCGCCATGCCACTCTACAAGCAAGCGGGCAGCGAAGTCTGGTGGGTCTCGATCAGCGAGCCCGGTCAGCCTCGGCTACGTCGGTCTACTGGAACAGCAGATCGCGCTGCGGCGGAAAAGCGCGCACGCGAAATCCAGATAGAGGTCTGGACCCGGCGGCCTGACCCCGCTGCCGGCCACAGCTGGGGTCAGGCCGTCATGGCGTGGCTCGAGGTCGAGACCCGCAGTGACAGCGAACTGCTGTCGCTGGCCAAGTTCGGCAAGGTCTTCCCCGACCGGCCGCTGAGCGAGGTCACCCGGGACGACGTGGACAAGGCGCTGTCCTTCTGCAAGACGGCCGGCACCTACATGCGCTACCGCACCATGATCGCTGCCATCCTGAACCTCGCCAAGACCGCCGGCTGGCTGCCCAGCCCGCCGCTGCTGGCCGTCAGGCGGGACAAGAAGCGCAAGAAAAGGGACTGGCTGACCCATGAGCAGTGGGACGCCCTTTTGACCCAGCTGCCGGCCCACCTAAAGGCTCCAGCGACCTTCGCCGTGGAGACCGGCCTGCGGCAGGCGAACGTCCTGGGGCTGAGATGGGAGCGCGTCGACCTAGACCGAAGGATGGTATGGGTGGAGGGCGAAGACGCCAAGGCCGGCGACGCCATCCCGGTGCCCCTGAACGACGCCGCGCTGGCTGTGCTGGTGGCCCAGAAGACGCTGCCGCCCTACAAGCCCAAGCGCGGGGTCCAGCGCCCCACCAGCGCGTTCGTTTTCACCTTCCGGGGCTCACCCATCGCCGACATCAAAACGGCTTTCATGGCGGCCTGTGTGAGGGCTGAGGTGGGCGCCTACGTCAGCGAGGACGGGCAGAGCCACTACGAGGGCTTCACGTGGCACGGACTGCGTCACACGTGGGCCACTTGGCATGCCCGAAACGGCACGCCCATGGAGGTGCTGCAAAAGCTGGGTGGGTGGAGCGACCCGCGGATGGTGGCGAACTACGCCCATCACGCCCCTGGTTTCATCGCTGGCTACGCCGGCAACACAAGGAAGAAAGAATGAAACTCGTCATCGAGATCCCCGACGAAGCACTGCGCAACGCAGTGCAGGCCCAGATCGGCATCGCGCTCTCTACAATGACCCGCGAGCACATCGAAGCCGAGGCCAAGACGATCATCAGCACGGCCATGCAGCGCGTTGACTGGACGCGCACGGCAGAACGCGAAGCCCGCTCACTGCTCAAGGACAAGATCGAAAACGCCATCAGCGAAGTGCTGGGCAACCAGTCCTACCAGCGCCGCGAAGCCGTCCGCAAGATCATCAACGAAGTGGCGCTGCAAGCGCTGAAGGACGGGGCCAAGTGAACATCGACTACGCCGCCATCATCGCCAAAGCCAACGAGCGCAAGGACGCGCTTATAAAGTTCGAACTTGCTATGCAAGAACTTTTTGGCGAAATCAACGAATCGCTCGAACCCGACCTGATCATCGCCGCACGCCACTGGGTCACCGCCTGGAACAAGTTGGACGCCGAAGCAAAGGAAATGGTAAGCGCTTCCGACGGCCACCAAGTCCACAAGTTCTTGCTGACGCTTCTTCAAAGCTGGCGCCTGCTCGACACAGGAGACACCTGGAACCAAAAGCCGCGCGACGCCCTTTACAAGATGGACAGCAAATGACCACCGGCCCCTACCGCGTCGTCGAAGTCTGGGCCGAAGACGATGTGCTGGTCACGTGCGGCAACTGCGAATGGATCGGCACAGCCGGCGGTACGACAGACATCGAAGTCTGCTCGCTGACCGCCGGCGACCCGTCGCCCGTCGGCCGCTGCCCTGAATGCGAATGCCTGTGCTACGTCGAAGAGCAGCCGGCTATGACAGCGACTATGACCGAGCCGCCTTAATCTAAGATGCTTCAGGCTGTTCTAAACCAGATCCCACTTCGAACAAGTTGCCCTGTTCACCTATGAGAACTGGTAGGCGCGAATGGACTCGAACCATCGACCCCCACCATGTCAAGGTGTCGGGGTAGCTCCAAACGCAAGGACTGGCGCGGGTTTCTCCGCGCCTATGACCAAAACTATGACACGAACCCCAGCCATGCTCCGCGCCGTCCTGGACGACGCGGGCGTCTCGCTTGCCGACTGCCTGGAGGCCTTCACCCTCAACATGCCGCCCGAAGACCTCATGCTCGCCGAAGCCGCCCGGGTCATCCACAGCGACGAGACCTTCGACTTCGACGACTTCCCCATCGTCTCGCGCGGCGACGCCAACGGCGCCTACGTCATGTGCTGGGCTTGGATCGACAACCCTGAGACCGTCACCACCGAGACGTTGAGCATGCCGCTCGACGCTACCGTCTAACCCAACCGCCCGAAAGGCAACCATGAAACTCTACAAGACGACCTATTTCAAATCCGACGACGGCGAGGCTCAGACCGGCCGCTTCTTCGACGGCACGGCCGCCGAAGCAAGCAAAAGGCGGACGTCTCTGAAGGCTGCCGACAAGGAGTCGAAACCCGTCACAACGACCGTGGACGTGTTTGCAAAAAAGACCGAACTTTTGCAGTTCCTGAACGAGTTGGTGGCCTGAGCTAGACTGCGCATTCCGTAGGGTGTTCGTGTGGCACTTCTCCATAGGTATTCTTACTATCTTACTTTCTTACAATCTTTCTTTTATTTCAAAATAAAAAGAAGAGAAGAAGAGGGAAAAGAGAAGAAGTGTTTCCTATAGAGATAGGCGCCGCCGGAATGTGTGAAAAGCTATGCACTCAAACTTCCTGTTAGGCTCCCTCCAGATGACCGCCGAGGCGCGCATGATCCTCAAGCGCGTGCCCTACGACCTTGTCTGCCGACACGCGATCAACGAGCACGGCCACATCTCTGAGCGCCAGCGCAAGATCAATGCGCTGAGCATGAAGACGATCGGGCCGATCAAGTCGCGCTACAGGGCTGACCCCACCAACCCCCACTCCAAGTTCGTCGTCATCAAAACCGACGAGACCTGGAGCACAACGCTCATCGACGTTGAATGAACCCGCCCGGCCTGAGCGCCGGGCTCTCCCTCTACACCTCGTACTCCTTGGGAATGGGGCTTGGGGAAAGGACAGAGGAAGGGTCAGTCAGCGACTTCCCGGATGTGGCTGGCCGTGCCGCCCAGCATCCGCAGCCCAGGCACAGCGTCGATCACGTTCTTGCCCAGGTCAGCCGGGTGCGTCACCAAGTTGATCGCCTGCTCGACCGTCGGCCCGAACAGGCTGAACGGGTCGCGCATCGCATCAGCGCCCAGCTGGAACTTGCCGGCCAGCCCGCCGCGGCTCGCACCGTGCTCGATCCAGTCGGCTGCGTTCCAGGTCTTCATGTAGTCAGGCAGCGAGCCGGCGTTCGTCGCCATGCCCTTGACCACGTCGCTGACGATCATGATCGGGATGACGCTGGACAGCGCGCCGATCGGGTTCATGTTGCCCTGCCGCGCCTCGTTCCACGCCCGCTTCAGGATGACGTGGTGCATCGCGTACGTGAACTGCTTCAGGTGGTAGAAGACGGCGTAGTGTGGGTCACTGGCCCGGCTCGGGCGCAGGCCGGCGTTGGGCGACAGCACCGCGCCCTCGACCCAGCGCACGACGGCGTTGTGGATGCGCTCGGCGTCCTTCGTGGCCTTCGCCATGACCTGAGCCCGCGCCGCCTCGTCCATGCCCTCTGTCGTCCGTATCTGGGCCAGGACGTTCCGGTCCCAGACCAGCTTGCCGTCGTTGTCCAGTGTGATGTCCGCCGGCTTCAGGCCAAGCTCGGCCAGCCAGCGGGCGCTGTGCTCCTTGTCGGGCAGCGCCTTGTGCCGCTCCAGGAACTGCGTGGCGAACTTCGTGGCCGTCACCCGCATGCTGCGGTCCCAGGCTGTCAGGCCGTTGACCATGAACAGCTTGCGGCCGATGTTGCGCGCCGCGTCGGTCATGAACTCGCTGGTGTGGGCCTTGCCTACCTGCTCCAGGAACATGTGGCTGTCGACGACGCCCATGGCTTCAGCCATGTTCTCCAGCGGTGAGACCTGACGCGGGCCGGGCATGTCGCTGGCGTTGCGCTTCCAGTTGGCGAACACGTCCCTGAGACCGTTGACGAAGCCCTCGTAGGCTGCGCCCAGGCCGCCCTCGTCCGTGCGCGCGGCAAGGCCAGCGACGTCACCGAAGGCAGCGAACAGGCTCAGCGGCAGCAGGCGCAGGTTCTGGTAGGCGATCAGGGCGCTGGACAGCTTGCGCGCGCCGTCGCTGATGTCGCCGCCCAGCGAGCCCTCCATGGCCGCCACGGCGTTGCGCGCGTTCCCCATGTGCCGGTCGACGACGACCTTGGCCTCGTCGCCCTTGACGCCCTTCTCGGCCAGATGGTCGTACATCTCCTGCTCGGCCGGGCCATAGGTCGTGCGGGGTTCGAGCTTGCCGGTGCTGGGGTCGAGTTCGAGGTTGCCCTTCATGACCAGGGCCTTCTTCAGGCCCTGCCCGCCTTCACCGAACTTGTTCGTGAACTCGGCCGCGCGCACGCCCTGCTGGAAGTAGCGGGACAGAGCGCCCACCAGATCCTTCTCCAGGAAGCCCTTGATGTCGCCGCTCTCCAGCCACTTGAAGCTGCGCTCTTTGCTCGACGCAAAGAACGGCTTGAAGATCACGTCGCCCATGTCGGACTCGGCGTCCAGGGCGTTGTCGTCTACGCCGCCGCGATCGACCAGCGACCGGTGCATGGCGTCGATCAGATCCTCTTTGCTCTTGCGATCAGCGGCCGGCAGTTTGACGTTGATCGCCGTGAGCATGTTGCCCAGCACCTTGTCGTACTTCGACTGGTTCAGCATGGCGACGAACTTCGCCTTGCCGTCGCCTTCGATCAGCTTGGACACGTCCCAGATCCGAGGGAAATAGTTGGAGATGTACTCCAGCTTCATGCCGCGGCCCGTGGCGTACTGGTGGTAGCGCTCCAGCAGGTTGTGGACGTCGTCGTAGGCTTTGCGCTGGAGGTCGAGCTTCAGCGTGTCGCGTGCCTTCGGGTCTTCGGCCTGGAGCGCTTCGATGACCGCCAGCCGGTCCTTGTCGTTGAGCTTGGAGCGCGTACCGATGACGCGGTCCATCTGGTTCGAGAACTTGCGCATCATCGTCGTGCGCGCGTTGATGAAGCCCGGCTCGTGCTGGCCCGCGGCCGCGTCGCCCGGGTTTGAGAAGAACTTCGCGCCCAGGCTGCGGATCGTCGCGCTCATCGCCTCCTTGTCGAGCACGTCGTGCGCCGGGCTGAGTTCGTAGTGGAGCCGCTGGGTCAGCTTGTCCCACTTCAGCTTCACGTCCTCGTTCCAGGACTCGCGGTCGGTGGTCTTCTTGATCGCCTTCGACGCCGCGTCGGGCTCGGCCAGCTTGCCCTCGTGGAACGCCGTCATGATGTCCAGGGCGATTTCGCTCTCGCGCACCATGCCCAGCACCGTGCGCAGCGCCCGGCGGAACTTGTCGAACAGAGTAGTGGCCGGCTTGTCCACGTCGAGTGCGCCAGCGGCCCAGAACTGGAAAGCGTAGGCGACGCGCTCTTCGGGGTCACGGGCCATGGCTTCGAGGGCGGCCGCCTCGTCGCGCAACAGGCCCTTCACGCGCTCGTAGATTTCGCCGCTGCCTAGCACGTTCTTGAGCTTGGCCGCGGCCTCGGGGTTGTGCTCGACGAGGCGGCTGAAGAAGGCGTGCAGCGCCTCGTGGTGGGCGACGGTCTCCAGACCCGGGCCTTTGCCCAGCGCGAGCTTGATGAGGTTCTCAGCACTGACCCACTCTCCGGCTGCGTCGAAGTCCTTGAGGAACTGAACCTTGACCTTCGGTCCGAGCACCTTGGCGATGTAGGCCTTGGCCTTGGCCATGGCCTCGTCGCTCGGCGCGGCGTTGGCCTGGGCCTGGATGCCGGCGGGCGTGGCCTGCTCGTTGAGCTTGCGGCCCTCGGTGGCGGGTGCCGGTGCAGGCGCACCCGCGGGCTCAGCCTTCGGCTTCACCTCTGGTGCCGGCAGCAGCTTCGTCAGCGCCTCCTTCAAGCCCGGCGATGTCAGCTTCTCGTCGCCCGTCAGCAGGCGGGCCAGCGCCACCCTGTTGTGCTGGGCGATCTCGCTCGGGTCGGCCGACAGGATCGCGTCAGCCACCTTGCCGCGCCACTCGCGCAATGTGACCTTGGCCTTCGCCTTGTCGCGCGCCAGGGCGACGATGGCGTTCGAGTTCTTCGGGGTCAGGATGTGGGCCAGCGGGGCAGCGTAGAACTTGCCGCCGGCCAGCTGATCCTTGCCTTCAGCACGTGGGTTCGCCTTCGGTTCGACCGGGCGGCTCAGGCTGTCGATCATCTGCTGAGTGCGCGTGAACGCTCCGCGCGGATCACCGTCGCTGTGGAACTGCCCGAGTACCTGACCGGCAATCGCCGCAGCGCGGCTCATGGCGTTCGTCGGCGTCAGGGTCTGGATCTTGTCGAGGCCCTGGTTCAGCGCCGACGTGAGGTTGCGCTGGTCGGTGCGGTCGGTGGGCACGCCGTCGGTCTGCTCGGGCTCGGCGTCCAGCTGAGTGCGGCCGGTGTCCTCGCTGCGGCGGCTCATCGTTTCGGGGGCAGCGACGGTGCCAGACACGCGCCGTACCTTCGGGTCTTTGTTCTTGCCGGTGAACGGATCGGTGTCAGGGTTCTGGACGGCGTCGGCATTGGCGTTGATCGCCGACCGCAGCGCGGTATCAGACGACGGGGCTGCGGGCTCATCCCAGTAGCGGGCACCCAGCGCAGGCTTGGCCGCGGGGACGCCCGGCAGATCAGGCTGACCGTTCTCAGGCATCAGCCGGTAGTTTGGGATGCCGAACGGGTACTCCGCTTTGTTGAGCGGGTCGCGCTTCGCTTCCTTGCCCTGGTCGAGCAGTTCCTCAGCGTCCGTGTTGTTGACCGGCTTGTCTTCAGCCCTCAGCTGGTCGATCGCCACAGCCTTGTGCTGGCGCTCGGCCGCGAGCTTGGCTTGCTTTGCACGGTCGTGGTCGCTTAACGTGGCTTCGGTCGCCGCGTCGCGCTTGCTCTTCACGACCCCAGCCTCGGCCTTGGCCTTCGTCTGAGCGTCGATGTCCGCCTGCGTCTTGCGGCCCAGCTTCAGCGACGGCGGGAACCCGTTCTCGAATGACTCCTTCTCGCCCTTGGCGTTCAGCATGTAGGGCGCGCCCTCCATGTGCCCGTCGGCCAGCAGCGCGCCGATGCCCTCCATGAGCTTGTCGCGGTAGGTGTGGGCGCCGTCTGCTTCGCCGTTGTTCCGTCCGGGCTGGTTCTCTGTCACCCAGGCCACGAGGTCGCTCGCCGCGATGGCAGCGACGCCGTCCTTTGCGGTGGCCTGCGGCGACTTGAAGCGGATCAGGTTCATGTCCGCCTGCGTCGCCTTCGGGTCGTCGCTCACCTTCGGGTCCGTGCTCTTGTTGAGCAGCGCCGCGCCGTGGCGGATCATCTTCACGACCTCGGCCACGTTCAGGCGCAGCTGATCCTTCTCGGCCATCTGCTCGGCGCTGACCAGGAAGCGCGTAGAGAAATAGGCGTCGGCCAGCTTGCCGAGGTCGTCCGCGCCGCTGACATCGACGCCCATTCTTTCTGCGAGCTTCGACACGACCTCACGGCGTTCTTCGGTGAGGCGCTCCAGAGCGGCAGAGCGCAGGCCTGCCTTCGGCACAGCCTGGGGCTGACCCTTCACCGGCTGCGGTGCGGCCTCGTCCTTCAGGGCGCGGATCTTCCGGTCGAGCGTGCTGATCTGTTGGAGGGTGTCGTCACCTTCGCCCAGAACCTTGTCCTTGCGCAGGTACTGGCGCAGCAGCGTGACGCGGCGCGACGACGCGACGCTGCGGTCGTCCATCACCTCCTTGGCCGACATGGTGCGGATGCGGTAGCTGCCCGTGCCCAGCATGCCTTTGTGCTGGTCCGCGCTCTCAAGCTCATTGGGCAGCAGACTTTCCTTGATGGTGCGGCCGTCGGCGGGCCGCTTGGTCTCCGTCTCGACGCCTTCCTCGTCGCCGCCCAGCACCTTGTAGACCCGCTCCTGCATCCGTGCCAACGAGTTCGTTCCGTCCTGGTCCTTCTTGTCCGCACTGATGAGTGTCGGCAAATTACCGGCGTCGTTCTTCGTGAATGGGTGCGGGCCACTCAGGCTATCGCGGGCGTTCGTCTCGTGCCGGAACATGTAGAGCTTGGCGCCGGGCGCCTTCTCGATGTTCTTCTTCGCGCCGTCGAGTTCCCAGTTGTCGGGCTCACTCAGATCGTCGCTCTCGCCCGGCGTCGTGGTCTCCGCGCCGTCCTTCTCGTCCGTGTCCGCGGGCTTGTGCTCGACGGGCTTACGCGGCTCGACCTTGCCCTCCATCTTGGCGTAGGCCTTGGTCATCGCCTCGAACGCAGGGGCGCCCAGCAGCGACTTGAACTCGATGGCCTTGCGCGCATCGTCGGCCCTGCCCAGGTGCTGCTCGAAGTGGTGGAGCAGCGACTCGGCCACATGGTCGTCCGTGATGTCCAGGCCTGCCTTGTAGAGCTTGGCCTTCGCCTCGACCGGGATCGCAGCCACCAGCTTGTGCGCAGCCTCAGTGCGCGGCACCGCGTTGCTGGTGCTCCAGGCCTTGCGGTCTTCGGAGCCCTTCAGCATCTGCTGGAAGCGCTGCATGACGGGCGTCTTCTCGGCGCCCAGCGCCGTCGCCACCTTGGCAATCGCGGCCTGGGCCTGAGCGCCACCGTAGAGGTCGACCGCTTGGCCGGCCAGATCGCGCATCTGACCAGCAGTGCGGACGCCTGTGCCCGTGTCCTTCGACTGAGCCAGGGTCGCCAGTTGAGCGCCGATGTCGCGAGCCCGTGCGCGCAGGTTCGTGAAGTAACCCTTGTCGTTCGACTCGTACTTTGCCTTCTCGGGGACAGCGTCTTCGAGGATGCCGCCGGCCAGCGAGGCGCGCGGGTCTTCACCCTGCTCGTTGAGCTTTCGGTCCTTGTAGGCGTCCACCAGCTTCTGGCGCTGGGCCGGCGAGCCGTCGCCCGTGATGTAGTCCGCAGCTTCGGCAACGGCCCCGCCCACGGTCGGGTCGGCCGGGTCGCCCTGGATGGCGCTGAGGTGCTTGGCCGCTTCGGCGTCGCCCCGGTCGGCACGAGCCGCGAGTTCTTTCGTGACGGCCTCGTGCTGCGCCGACAGTGACTCGGGCGAGAACGCCCCGTCAGCGCCGACGCCCTGCATGGCGTCGTACCACTTGTCCACCGAGCCGTCGTCCGCCTTGCGCTCAGTCGCACGCTTCAGGATCGCGCCCTTCAGGCTCTTGTCTTCGGCCAGCGCGGCGGGCGCGGCCGGCGCAGCGCCCAGCTTGCTCAGGTCGTTGTTCGGGTCGTCGGGCGTGCCCACCCGGGCGTGGCCCGCACCGGCGAGGTGGGACAGGCCGCTGACCGGTCCGGCGCCCGCGATGCCGCCGGCAAACGAGTCCACGAGGTTGCCCAGGTCGCCGCTCTTGTCCCGGTTCGGGTTCAGGTAGCTCAGGGCGCCCTGTTTGATGCCCTCCTGGCCCGTTTCCGTCACGCCCTCCCCCAGGAGGTCCAGACCGAACGCTGCGGGCCTGCTGAGGCCCCCCAGGGCCTTCAGGCCGGGCTTCCCGAGCACCCGCCCCGCCACCATGTGCGGCAGGGCCGTATCGAGGCTTCCAGCCAGCGCCCCGTGCACCATGGCGGCGTTCTCAAGCTCCTGCGGCGTCTTGCCGGCCATGATCGCCGGGTCTTTCCAGGCGTCCCGGACGAACTCGCCCTTGTTCTGGCGGTAGTTCAGGGCGCCCGCTGCCAGCGGGGCGCCGTACTGGAGCCCCTTGCCCAGCGCCTGGACCGGTGCCCACGGCAGCGCGCCCAGCACCTTACCGGCGCCCGCCAGACCCACCTCAGCGCCCACGGGCTCGACCATGCTGGCCGTGCCCTGCCCCACGGCCCCCAGCGCCCAGTTGCCGACCCGGCCCGGGTCGCGCAGGGCGCCGTTCAGGCCGATGTCGTACAGGCTCGGCTCGGTGGGCGCGAACGTGGCGGCCTTCTGGTTCGCCAGTTCGATCTGCGGCATCAGGGCGTCGGCCTCAGCGTTGCGGCCGCCCGCGCGCAGGGACGAGACCTGACCCGCCAGGGCGTTGGCGTCGCCGCCGTACAGGCCCGAGGCGAAGCCCTTGCGGAGTTCGCCCATGGAGTTAGCCGCAGCGGTGTCCATGAACTGCTGGGCTTCGGCGTCCTGGGGCGCGGCCGGCGTGATGCCCATGCCGCGCAGGGTCGCCGGCCCTTGGGGGCCAGCCGGGGTAACGCCGAGTTCGCGCAGGGTGGCCATTACCGCAGGCCTTTGGTGTTCACGCCGCGCTCGTTCAGAGCCTTGACCATGGCGTCGGTCTGCTCACCGGCGTTGTAGGTCTTGTCGCCCTGGCGAAGCAGGATGTCGTTCGGACTGTGGCCCGGCCACACCGTGAAGCCGCGGCGCTCTGGCTTCGCGTTCCGTAGATTGGGAACAGCGGTGTTGTCGGCAGGCTTGCGGTACTGGCCGACCACGTTGGCGACATGATCCATGACGCTCATCTCGGGCTGCACCAGACGGGATTGCAACGTCGACTGCGCGATGGCGTCGGGCGTCGCGGCACGCTTCTGGTCCTGAGTCATGTTGGCGAGCTTCGAGCCGTACATGTTCTGCAAGGCCGTGGCCGCCTGCTTGGCGCCGTTCTCGTCGAACACAGTCTCGCCGGACTTCGACGGGTGCGGCGAGTTGTAGCGCGGGTCGCCCTTGAACAGATCGACGAGGTCGCCGAAGTCGTCACGCGATTGTTTCGACTCGCTGCCCTTCCTGGCCTGCCCCGTAGTGGCAGCGGCGTAGGCGTCGTTCGACTGCTCATGCAGACCCTGCCCGCGCATCATGTCCCCGACGACTGCGTGCTGCTCCGGGGTGATGGGCGCCTTCCCGTCTTTGCCGCCGGCCCCGATGCTCTGGTACGCCTTTGCAAGCGCGGCGCGCTGCTGTGCGGCCAACATCATTGGCGCCATCGCCTGCTGGAAATGGATGTCCTGACCGCGCAGCGCGGTGTTGTTGTTCGTGGAGTTCAGATCACGTTGGGTGTTGTCGTGCATCTGGGCGATGCGCAGCGCTTGGTTGTTCTGGTTGTTGCTCAGCGTCAAATGGGCGGTGTCCGACTTGTCGCGCTGCGCGAGTTCGGCCTGACTCGTCGCCCACTGCACCGCCTGCTGACTCGACAGGCCGGGCGGCGGCTTTTTCGCCATGTCGGCCAAGAATTTGTCGTGAGACGAGGAACTCAGGGTGTCGCCGCCGATGCCGCCGATGCCGCCGGGCGTGGGCTCACCAAGAGCGCGCAGGTTCGCCAGTTGGTGGTTGTAGCCGTCGACGCCGATCGAGCCCACGGTCGATACCCCATAGCCGGCGCGTGCCCCGCTCTTCACGCCTGAAGCGTCATCGAGAGCCTTCATGCCGGGCGCGTCGATGTTTGCGCCGAACTTGACATCGCCGCCGCTGTAGTCGTTGCCCGTACGCAGGATGGTGCCGGGGCCGGCGGCGGCAGAGAGTTCGACCGGCGTCATGCCCGGCTGCTTGTCAGGGAACGAGCGCGTGTCAGTGGGGCCGGGGGTGATGGGCGGCGGGGTGTTGCCGGCGGCCGGGGCCGAGCCGACCTCTTCTCCGGGAGACCCAATCTCTCCAACTTGGTTGCCAGCGCTGCGCTTGAATCCGTTGCCCGCGATCAGGTTGCCGACGCGGTCGGCAACGCCCATGGTCAACGTGTTGCCCAGGTCTTGCATCGTGCCCAGGCCGCGGATGCCGGCATCCTTGACAGCGTCGAACCGCAGCCGTGCGCCAGCGTCGGTGCCCTTCCCGGTCCAGTCGCTTGCGCCGCGGTCGATGCCGGTTCGCTGCGCGTAGGTGTCGGTGTCGGTGCCGTAGCTGCCCGCCGCCGACATCCCTGCCGTGAGCGGGAGCGTCGCTCGACCCACACCCGCGGACAGGGAGTTCCCCACCCCCGCAGCAGCGCGCCCCGCAGTCCGCAGCCCGCTCGCGGTCGCGCCGACGACATCTGCGTCGAGCACGCCGCTGGCAGCGCCGGGAACTTTGGCCGCCCCGCCGCGCAGTGCATCGGCCGTGCGGCGGAACCAGCCCGACGACGGGCTTGCCGGGGCTTCCCCGACTGGCGCGGCCGTCGCCGCAGCAGCAGGCGCGGGCGTAGCCACGGGCGGCGCACGATAGCTGCCAACCCCGGGCGCTTCGCCGACGCCGGTCGCGCGCAGGGCATCCCGCGCAGCGCGAGCGTCACGGGCTGCCCTGACCTCTGGCCCCAGTTCAGTGACTTCGGGTTCGGGGAGTGCCATATCTACGTCCGATCTGTGTTAGAGCTTCGATTGTAGGCCGTGGCAACCGCCGCCACCCGGGCGGCAAGAAGCCTAGAGCGTCTGAACTTCGGACACCTGTGCCGCCTTGGCGTTGAGATACGCCCCCCAGAGGCCAGCCAAGAAGGCTAGGGCCTGCAACGGCATGGCCGTGGGCCGCACCTCGACGTAGGTGCTGCCGAAGAGGCCGGCGACGAAGCCTACGACCAGAGACACCGCGTAGGCGAAGCCCGGCGCATAGATCGCCGCCCGCCACAAGAAAGACCAGACCATTTGTTCTCTCCTTTTTGCGGCGACCAGTATGCCGGATCAGATGCTCGTTGTGGTGGGTGCCGCGCTCATCGTGCCGTTGCTGTACTGGTAGCCCACGGTCATGCCGCTGGTCTGCGATACCTGGGCCTGGGCGTGGATGATCCCGTACGCGCTCGACGCCAGCTGGGCGTAGACCTGAGCGCCCACCTTGGCTGCGTCCAGGTTGGCAGCGCGGTTGGCCAGCGTGGCGTCGTTGTTGATCTTCGCCACCTGGATCGAGAGCGACTGGCTGGCCTCGTAGTCCTTGATCTGCGTCTCCCACAGCCGCGACTGCATGTTCGCTGTGGCCTCGATCGCCGCGGCGCCGGCCTTGTACCCATCCAGCAGCGTGGACGACTGCGCGGTCAGCGCGCCGAGCCGCGCCCGCTCCGCATCGACCTGGGCGCGGTAGCCGTCCCACTCCAGGGTCTTGCTCCGCGTCAGGCTCTCGTAATACCCCAGCTGGGTCCGCAGCTGCTCGGCCTTGGCGCCGACGGTCGTGGCGAACGCTGCGGCCTTCGTCTTGTAGACCTCGACCTTCGTGTTCTCGGCCTCGACGCCCGCCTTGTACGCTTCGATCTTGGCGGTCTCCGCGTTGATCTGGGCGACGTAGGCTCTAACCTGTTCGGCGCCCGCGTTGACTTTGGCCTGCTCGATTTCGACGAGCACCTTGGCGCCCTCGACCTGGGCTTTGAAAATCTCCACGCCCGACATGACGGCGTCGATGCTGGCCTTGTACTGCTCGACCAGGGAGCGGTTGACGTCGGCCTTCGCCTGTTCGCCATCGACCTGGGCCTTGTAGATGTCGACCTTGGCGAGTTCGCCCTTGATGATCGTGTCGTAGGCAGCGGCGTAGGTCTGGTACCCGGTCATCAGCGCCTTGTAGCCGTCGACCTGGGCGTTGTACGCAGCGATGGCGTTCTCGGCGTACGCCTTCGCGCCTTCGAAGGTCAGCTGCTCCAACTTGTAGCTGTAGTCGATCAGCTGGCCCTCCAGCTGCATCCCCGCAGCGATGGCGTCCTTCAGGTTGCTCTGCTCCAGTTCGGCCTGCTTGACGCTGATGTCGCGGGACAGTTCGGAAATCTTGTCGTAGTAGTTCTGCTCAGCCTCACGGGTCTGGGCTGCGATCACGCCGGCCGGCAGCTGAAAGCCCAGCGCTTCGCTGCTCCGCATGATCTGGTCGATGTTCGCCTGGGCGGCGTTCGTCTCGCGGTCGCGCAGCCGGTCCCACAGCGCCTGCTCGACGGCCGGCGTCAGTCCGCTGCCGCCAGCGATGCGGCTCAGCAGCTTGGACGTCAGCGCGCTCAGCAGCGACGAACTGTAGTCAGGACCGGGGCTGTAGCTGTAGGGCGTCGGCTCGACCAGGGCGAGCGTCGGAATCGTCGTCAGGTTGTCGAGGTACGCCGTGTGAAGGTCGACGCTGGCCAGCGTCGGCGTGATGAGCGACAGGTAGGACGGCGCATCGGGCAGCGTGATCGTCGGCGCGCTGGGCACGCTGATGGCCGCGACTGAGTGGATCGCGGGCGTGGTCCCATAGTTCAGCGTGGGCGCGGTCGGGAACGACGTGATGGGCGCGGTCTCGCTGAACGTGTCCAGGGTCAGCGTCGGGGCGGTGATGGCCAGCGACGACGGCGTGCTGCTCGGTCCGCTGTAGGCGATCGTCGGCATCGACGGTACCGACGGCAACGTCGGCAACGTCGGCGGCGTGATCGTGCGCCACGTCATGCTGATGGTCGGCGGTGCGTAGACGGACGCATTCAGCGCTGTCGTGAAAGTCGACAGCGCGATCTGCGCGCTTGAGGCGTAGCCCGACGCTGCGGAGAATGCGTTGGCGACTTGGTCTGATGCGCTGGTGGCCATGATTAAACCCTCCGGGTTTTCGACTTCGCCGTGGCGACCTCGATGCTGTCAAGTTGGAAGTCTTGGCCGGACGGGTTCGTGAACCCGAACGCCAGATAGTTCTCTCGGATGCCCTTGCCCGGCTGCGCGCGGGATTCGCCCGAGGCCGCGGCTGTGAACGCGTAGCTGTACTCCGTCGCTTCCCCGGCGACGATGGCGTTGAAGCTGCCAACGCCCTTGAGCCCGAAGAACATTTTGTCCATCAGCATTTTAAGCGACCCGCCCCACTCAGGCTTGCCGGTCAGCACACGGCTGGCGATCGGTAGACCGCCGTCGGTCTCACCGACGAGTTCGAACAGCCCGGTGGCTGAACCGGCGTGTGTCGGCGTAGCGCTCTGGAACATGAAGGTGTACTCAGAGACCGCGCCGCTGAGTGTGTTGACGACGATGGCGTTCATGGTCATACCCTGAAAAGTTTGACGTCGGGCGTTGCGATGCCGCTCTGCGGGAATAGCTCAGTCGTCCAGTCGACGAACTCGCCGTCCCTCATTTCGATGTGGTACGTGTGGTTCTTCAGGTTGTCGCCCAGCTGAGACATGTAATACCACTCAGTCGCGCCTACGCTCTGCGGGGCGTCGTTTTTGGTCGCGTTGCACTTCGTCGCTATCAACAACCACAGAGCGTCGTAGAAGTCGTAGAGTTTGAACGTGCGCGCATACAGCATGCCCGACGCGTGCTTGTAGGGCGCCGGGCCGTCCGGCAGCCTCGAAAACTCGATCCCCGAATCACTGACGCTGCTCGACGGACTGCCGATGTCTTCGCCGACGTAGGCCGTGCCTAAGCCCTGCGGCCGCAGCAGGTTCTTCATCTGAGAGATTGCCTCGGCCGGCACACCGAGTTCCGGCGGCGGGTAAATAACGATGTCCCACTGGCTCAGCGCGCTCGGGTAAACAAACGGGTTGGCTAGGCGAGTGGCGGGGCACTCGAACAGGGGGCGCGAGTCGAAGGCCGAAGTCAAGAGCTTCGACGTGGTGGTGCCCTTCCAGGTCGTCTCAAAGAATATCTCGACTTGGTGCCGCGGTGTGCCCCCAGCGACCAGCATACCGATGAAGTACCCCGGCGTCCCCACAGCGGCTTGCGACCAAGACGCTCCTGAACACGCGACGCGGATTTTCAAGTACGCGCAGAAGTCGCTCCGGTGGTCGTAGTCGATGATGTACCTGGACGTGAAGTCGTACTCCATGTTGCAGATGGACGGCACCAAGGACGAAGTGCTTGTATTGCCTTCGGCGAGTGCCGCAGCTACACCCCCCACGACCTGGGTGTGGATGCCGTACCCCGACATAAAAGCCGAGGCGTTGTTCGGAGTGACCGCCACGTACCTACCCACGTAGAACGGAGTGCGCCAGTCCGCGGGCAAGTCTGACCCCTGGGGGCGCGTCGGCTCAGACGCCGAAGAAAAAAGATAGCCGGGGTCTGGACCTCTCCCGGACGTCGATTTTGAAAGCGTAGACCGACCCCCGGTCAGCTTCAAGGACGACGAACCGCTCAGAAGAAAGAACTGCTTGCCACCGATTTCGAGGTAACACGAGGCGACACCTGACCTCGTATCCTTGATTTCCATTTCCCCTGCGGTCGCGCTGTAAGTGCCCCACCAATAGGTTGAAGAATTCGGGTGTTGAATCCCGCAGCTAACTGTGCCCGCGCGGAACAGAGACTCCCGGCTGTACCTGTGGGCGGTCACGAAATTAACCCAGTCGACGCCGTTCGCAGTCGGGAGAGCGGCGATTCTGTCGGCTCTTACTGGGGGGCCAGGGTCGACCCTGACTGTCGTCACGATGGTGTTGTTAGTGGGGTTAAGTCCTGGCTTCCAGGAAATGACGCTGAGGTTATAAATAAAAAAATTACCGACCATGAAAAACACCGTCGACCAGCCCCCAGACGTGGCGAGATACCCCAGAGAAATCGGTTGGTAGATGTTGTTAAAACCGATGACCAGGGACATCTTGCACGCGTCTTCGGCGCCCGTAGTTGGGCCTTTCCCGGAAGTGCCGGACACGATCGGCGCGACGAACGCCGGTGTCACGAAGGAGGTAATCGACTGGTCTTCGAACTGAACCCGCTGATCGTTGTCGTACTTCACCACTTCGGTGACGACGTTGTAGTACGTCGGCCCACCCGCGGTAAGCGTCGAACTCTGCCAAGCAGTGAGGATGGTGTAAGCGCCATCGCCGGAAGTGTTGGGCGACAGGTATTGAACGCTTCTCGCGTCCTGGCCGACCGCCACGGTGTTCGGTGAAGTCATCACGTACTTCGGCGTTGTAGCGTCGGAGCCGAATATCTGCCCGTCCCGCAGCGTCACCGTCGCGTATTCGCTGCTCGACCCAATGCGGATCATGGCGGGAAGTGCCGTGGTATTAGGAGGCACCTGTAGCTGCTTGTACGTCCACAGAAGACCCGTCCCGCCTTTCAGTACCAGTGGCGTGAACACGTAGTCGCCGCCCGCGTCGACCGAAGTCATCTGGTTGTGTGCGGTGATCGCCCCTGACTGCAAGACGGTGAACGGTTTCAACGTCCAGGCGCCGTTCGTGGAAATTCCTTTCCCGTAAATGAACGGAGAAGCCAGATCCGACTGAACGAGGAACCCGTGGGGCAGGAACGAGAGAACCGACGTCGTCGGTGCGGGGGCTATGACGACTTTATGCTTTCCCCCGATTGCGGTGATCCAGATCATCGAGCCGTCGGCGAGCGCTTGCGTGTGGGTGTGGTAGCCAAAGGCCAGTGCTGAGTTTGCGACGCGGTCGCAGAAGCGCGAGTAGACGCGCTCAGCAGCGCTGAACTGCGCCGGGGAGGGAGCGACGTTGCCGATGATGACGACCCCGGTCGGGGTCTTGCCGCCGTCCGCTGTGCCGTCCAGGCCGATCCAGCGGTGGTTGACGAAGCTCATTGCGGCAGCGCGATGTACTGCGGCGTGCGGCCGCTCATGCGGAACGTCGCGGCCACTTCGGTCACCGCGGTCTTGTAGCGGCCTTCGGTCAGCCGCTCGATTCCGCCGTCACTGAAGCCCGCCACCACCACGCCGTCGGCGATGCACACCATCGCGCCGCCAAGGCCTGCGCCCTCGCCCTGCTTGATGAGTTCGCCGCGGACCGCGACGCCGCTGCCCAGCACGGTCGCGCCATCGACCTTGCGCACGTAGGTGAGTTTGTCGAACTCGTTGCCCGCCAGGAAGCAGAGTTCCTTCGTTGTGCCCACGAACACGCCACCGTCGACGGGCTGGATCAGGGTGATGGGCGCCGAGAATTGCTTGAAGTCGCGGCGCATGTCGCAGAGTTCCCACTGCGGTGGCTTCGACGCATACATCACGGAGCCGACAGCGACCAGCGCACGGCCACGCCAGAATGCACTCACTGTGCCGACCGGCATCGGGTTCAGGAACTCGGTGCGGCAAGGCAGCACGAGTTGCGAGACCGCGCCGGTGAATGCGAACAGCCCGTTCGTCGTCGAGCCGGCGAGATAGGCTGTGCCCCCGTTCGTGCCGGTCAGGTACACGTTGATTTTGTAGCCGGCCAGGACCGGCAGGCCTGTGAGCATCACCCCGCCCGCTGCAATTGGGAGCGGGTTCGAGTAGAGCGGCGAGCCCTCGACATTGTCTGCCAGCCGCACGTAGGTCAGCTGGTACTGGTAATCGCCCGAGAACAGCGAGCCCGCAACGTCGGTGAGAGCGCCCAGGCTCGTCGGAATCGGCACGCCCCAGCCTGTGATGGTGGTGCCGTCGGTGATGCCGGCAATCAAGCCGTTGCTGAAGGCGACGCGCCCGTCAGGCAGGTTGAGGTACCAGACCCGGGACACGCCGAGCGACGGGTAGAGCACCGTCTGTGTACCGCCGTCGGTACGCACGAGGTCGCTGTTGCACGTGGCCAGCATGAAGCCGTCGGCCTGCCAGAGGTTCTTGTGGCACAGGGCCGAGCGCTGGGTGTAGCCGACGCGGCGGCGAATTTCGCCCGACAGCCCGATGTCCACGTCGGTCGCAGTGGTGAGGTCGCTCTGCTTGAGCCGGTGAGCGGGCAGGACGTTGTTGATGCCGGCGAACTTCTCGAACTTCAGCATAGCGGAGCCCTGACGAGAGTGCCCGTGCCGAAGAGCGCAGTCGGCGGCACGGAGGTGGCGCGGTGCCCGATGGCGCTGCTGGCAGTGCCGAAGGCGCCGCTGGCGAACCCGGTGGCCGGGTAGTTGAAGCGGTTGGAGGCCGACGGCCGACCGAAGCGGCGGCCCGGGGGAATGGCTGAGGCCTTGTACCCTTTGATGTGGGCGATCGGCCGACCGAAGTGAGTGGAGGCGACAGCCGTCTGGCTGTACGGCCCAAGGGCGACAGGCAGGCCGAACGTGGTCGAGGGGCTCGACGCCTGGACGATGCACGGGGAGAACAGGGTGCCGAACACCGTGCTGGTGAAGCCGGTGGCGATGCAGGGGACGGACACCGTCGGCGTACCGAACACAGTCGACGGACCGGTGAAGAATGAGATTGGGTCGCTGAAGAACGTCGAGCTAATTCCGGTCGCGTCCGCGGTGAGGGTGGACGGCGAATTCGCGGTGCCGAGTGCTGTACCAGAAAACCCCTCGGCTATGGCAAGGCCGTCCCGAAGAACCACGGGCTGAACGACGCTGTACGGCGAGCCGACCGAAGTCGAAGCGATGCCGGTCCCGGAGCAAAACTGTGCGTAGAGGGCGTTCGGTGCCGAGACCGCGGTGCTGCTGAAGCCGCTCGGAGAGACCAGCTGCCCGAAGGAAGGGGTGCCGAAGACCGTGCCGGTGAAGCCGGCCCCTACGGTCGTCGTCGGTACCGGAGTGCTCGGCGTGCCGAAGACGGTGGAGTAGATCCCCTTGGCGTACAGCGGCACGACGGCGAGCCCGATCGCGCTCGACGTGAACCCGCTGGCGACGGCGACACGCGGGGTGGCTGTCGCTGCGCCACCGACGTCGCCGAAGGCGTTCGCCCCGATGACCTCGCCTCGGAAAACGAGTACGGGAGCCGTTGTGTTTGGCGTGCCGAGGACGGTCGAGTAGATTGACGCGCTGCCCGAAACGGGGGTGCCGGCCGCTCCCGACACGAACCCGCTGGCAGCGAAAGATGCAAACTTCAGCGCGCCGTCAGCGTCTCCGAAGGCCCCCGCACCGAGTGCGGAGTTGAGTCCGCTCATAGCGGGCCGTAGACAGCGAAGTTACAACGACCCCCTGAGTTGTTCAGCGTCGCCGACAGTAGCGAGTTATCGAGAAACATAACAGGCTGGATGAAGTCTGTAGTCCCGTTGCAGTAAAGGACAGCTACGGAGTTGCCTGCGTAGCGGTCGATGCCGTAGGTAGAGACTGGGCTCATGCAGCTGTGGTTGTAATACAGCACACTGGGGGTGCCTGCATGGTAGGGCGAGCCGCCCTGACTCATGCCGACCCCCAGAGGGAGGGCGGCTGTATTGCATTCTATGTTGAGCACTGCTCGGTAATAGCCGAGGGTTTTCGGGACGACGCGAAAATTGGCGTAGTCCCAAATCGCTGCTAAATCCGTAACTATGGAATCGAACGGGATCACGGGATGTATGTAGGTCAGGTTGGTGCTGCTCAAAGTGCAGGGGAGCGTCAGTTGGGCGTACACGAGAGTTTCCTGCGCGTCGGCGGCGGTCCCGACGTTGTAGACGTTCAGCACCTTCGTAAAAGCGACCAGCGTACCTCCGTTGCTCGACGCGAACACCTTGGCCCGTGTCAGCGTCATGCCCGTCACGGTCCAGATCCCTTCCCCCACCTCCCACTCTAAAAAATCAGCTGAGATGGCGCAATAGCGAACTGTCGAGCCTGTAGGGAACGCCGCGGCGATAAACGGGCGGAACCCGGTAACGGCCAACCCAGTGAGTGTTAGCGTTCCCGTCCCCGGCACTGTCGCTACGGTGTCGCCGACACGGTCTCTGAATACGAGGGCCATACCGGCTCCTTACAGGCTGAAAATCTTGTAGGCGCCGTTGTCCCACTGCACCGTGATGTCGCCGCCGTTCGTCGTCAGCGGGAACCCGGTGATCGTGTCCAGGCACGCGATCAGCGGCGAGGTGCCAGCGACGCCGGAGTCCTTCCAGAGGACAACGTACTTGGCCGACTGCCCAGTCGTGACAGCAGGGAACAGGATGTCGAGCGCATCGAACACGCCCAGAGTGATCGTCTTGGTGATTAGCGTCTGCGTGTTCATCGTCGCGCTGGTCGTGCCCGTCAGGAACGACGCGATCGCCGAGTAGAACTCGTCGGTCGCAAGGTTCGGGGTGTACGCCGAAGTGACGAGGCACGCCTTGATCGTGTCCGTGTCCAGGCTGATCGGGTTGACGCTGCTCAGCAGCTTCTGTTTGCCGAGACCGTAGAGAGCGTTGGCCATGATGGTGTCCTTCTAAAGTAGATCTATTGTAGAGGTGCGACAACGGTCCTGACCAAGGAATCAGTCCGTTGCCGCTGTAGGGGGTTGGATACGGGCGATGCTCCCGACAGCGGCGACACCCCCTACTGGTCAGTGCCGCGTGTTCGTGTGTTTTTCGATGATCCGGTCGAGCTTCTCGTCGATACGTTCCAGCTGGCGTTGGAGCAGCGTCATCGACTCGACGGTCGTCTTGTCCTGGCGTTCATCGCGCTCATGCTGGTCGGTTTTCCCAACCTCAAGCGCGTAGATCCGCGAGTCGAGTTTGCTGACGTACCAGACCCCCATCGCGGACTGCACAAGGATTGCTACGATGATCCCGATCGGTACCTTCTTGTCGAGATGCCATCGTTCTTCAGGTCTGGTCACCATCTCAGCGCTCCTTCAGTTTGAAATAGATCGTGCGGTCGTCGGTACGGCCACCGACCGTGACGATCCGCGCTGTGCACGAACCGGTCGTGCCCGCCGCGCCGCCAGTGACCCAGACGGCGACCTTCGTGCCGGCGACGATGCCGCTGCCGAGCACGGACACGCCGACCGTGGCAGGGAACGTCACCGAGGCGATCGTGTCGCTGACGACGGCGAGCCAGTCAGTGAAGTCGAACGTGTAGTCGAGGGTTGCACCCGGGTCTTTGGTGATCGTCGGTTTGCCGGCGACGGTGACGAAGGTTTCGGCCATGGTGGTTCCTATGCAGTGGTCGATCAGTTTTCGGCGGGTACCAAGAGGTTGCGCACCTCAGCGGCGACTAGGTAGTCGCGCAATTCAGAATCCAGGAGGTAGGCGCGCAATTCGGGGATCACGCTGTACACGCGATCTGTCTGGTTTGCGCTGCCTGTGCCAAGATAGCCGTAGACATTCGCGCTCAGAGTGGCTGCGGCCCGGAGTTGGGCCTGGCTCAGGGCCAGCGTTGCCGTAAGCGCCGCGCGCGCAGAAGAACCTGCTGCCAGCGCGGCGCTGATCCCCGTCAAAAGCGCGTTGAGTGCGGCGCTCGCGGACGGTGTTGCCGCAAGCGCCGCTTGTGAAGTGGTCGCCCCTGAGCCCGCCGAAATCGGCGTTGCAGAGATAGGGGCGAAGCCCAGCACGGATTACCCCTGGTCAAACTGCTTGATGATCGCAAGCACGCTGGCGCTATTCGTGCCGGCCAGCAGCGTGACGACGGCGTTGTACATGATTGCGCCCTGTCCGGCAGCCAGTGGAACAGCGTTGGCACCTGACCCGATGATCTCGGTGGAGGTTTCGAGCGCCGTCAGGACGGTTCCGCCCGTCGTGATCTCGTCCATGATGTTCTTGGTCCGCGTCAGTTGATCCCGCAGGCTGATGACCTGTTGAATCTCGGAGATAAACTGCCGGGATACCAGCTGAGCTACATTGAGTGCGATGCGTGCCATGTTTGATCCTTTAAGTTGCGTTGAGCCCGACGCCCATCGTCGTGGACGAGTCGTTGATGAGGGAAACGATTAGCTGCTTGAGAATCAGGTTATCTGCAGCAAGCTGATTAACCTTGGTTGCGATAGCATCAGCTTGCGCCTGAGTAGTAAACCCGTAAGGCGCAATGTTTGTCGCTGCCGTAGTGACAAGATTTGTAAATGCGGCATTTGGAACTGTGCGCGACGCCGTGCTGTAGGTCTTGGTGTAGGCGGAAAGCTGCTTTATGGGTGCCGCACCAAAGAAACTGAGTGCTGGTAATCCGCTGACCGAGCTTACGACAACGACATCGTTACCGGCAGCGTCTTGCAAACGTATTGCACCGTCGGCTACTGAACCAGCGCCGAATGCAAGAACAAGTTCTCCGCCAGTGCCTGATGAAGAGCCGCCCGAAGAAAAATAGAAACCGCCCCCGGTAGCGCCAGCACCAGTTCCAGAATCTCCGGCTTGAAAACTTACAGAGCCACCACTGGCGCCTACCCCTGATGCGGAACCTGCGTTAAAATTTAAGTCTCCGCCAGCCGTAGCTCCGTTACCCGCAATAAAAAGCGCGGAAGAACCAACACCAGAGTAAGATTGACCTAGCAGCACAGTAAAAGCACCACCTACACCCAATGCGCCGCCATCGCCTGTTCTGAAAAGTAATCCGCCGCCAGCGCCTGTTCCCAATCCATTCCCCACGGAAAATATTATTGATCCTGCTGGTGTGTTTGCCTTCGCTGCGGTCGGAGTGCTTAGGGTTAGTAGGCCGCCAGTCTCTAAAGCAGTCGGCACCTTCGGCTGAATCGTCATCGCTAGCGCAGAGCCGGTGATATTTCCCACGCTCAGCGTATTCGTGCCGCTGGCGTAGCTGAAGAGGGATGAGGCTGCGTAGACCCCCGCCCCGCCGTTGTACGGGATCTCGGTGGTGGAGCCGACCGGCGCGACGCTGCTGATGTAGCCTGCCGGGTTGGCTGATGAGTACGGGGTAAAGCCAAGCGCAGTGGTGACCTGGCCGCTGGTGATGCCTGTCAGGTAGCCGGCCGGGTTTGCGGCGCTGTAGGGCGTGAATGCCAGCGCGCTCGTCACGTCCGCAGAGGTCAGCGTGACCGCTCCGCTGCGGGTGTTGAATGTTGTGACGCCGCCCGTCGCAGCCCATGCCCCATCGGCCCGCAGGAAGTTGGCCGTGCCTCCACCAGACGCCGGCACAGTGCCCTGCTGAGTCGCCGTGAACGGCTGGAGCATTGCAGCCGGCACTGTGCAGAAAACGTCCTTCGTGCCGGCTGTAAACGCCACGAATCCACCTGCGTTGCTGCTGGCCAGGACTGCCGAGCGAGTCAGGCCAGTCGTGCCGTTGAACGTCCCGATGCCGACCTCCCAATTCGGGCCGGATTGATCTGCAATGCAATAGCTTACGGCGACGGGTGCAGAGCCGAACGCACTGGCGAACGTCTGGAATCTAGTCGGCGCGGTGCCGCTGAGCACAATCGGGCCGATGCCCGTGCTGTCCGTGCTGTCTTTGACGCGGTCGGCGAAGTTCATGGTGTCCCTTTAAACGGTGAACGTCCGGTCTTCAACAGCTGGCGCAATTACGCGTAGTTCCGCAGCGACGCCGTAGATGCGGTCCGTCTGCGTCGCGCTGCCCGTGCCGAGATAACCGCCAAACGATGCTGCCCCCGCTGCAGCTGCCCTACACCGAATTTTGGTCAGGAGATTTGCCGTAGCCGCAGCCGCAGCAATACCGCTAGCTCTGAAATCACCGCCCGTCGTCAGTCCGGCCGAGACCTGGGCGCGAGCGATTGCTGCCGCGGCCAGCAAAGCCGAAGCTCCACCCATCGCTGCAGTGATCGTGGCCTGGCACAGAGCAACCGCGCTTAGGCGGGCCGCCACCGTCAACGACGCAGATGCTGTGCACTGAGCCGCAGGGGTCGATGCGAGCCTGATAGTCGCGGAGAGGCTCGCCGTGGCGCTGGACGAAGCCGCCGGGGTCGATGCGAGCCTGATAGTCGCGGAGAGGCTCGCCGTGGCGCTGGACGAAGCCGCCGGGGTCGATGCGAGCCTGATAGTCGCGGAGAGGCTCGCCGTGGCGCTGGACGAAGCCGCAGGCGCGGCCGCAGTGCTGCTGACCCCCGACGACGAACGTGGGGATAGTAGGGGTAGGTTGCCTGCAGAGCGCTGGCTGCTGAGTACGAGAGCCATTACGTCACCTGGACCGGCCCGTCAAAGGCCAACAGCGCGGCGCCCTGAGTCGTCGTTCCGTCACTATTGCTCAGCAGCAAATGCCCGACTCCACCACTAGCGAGGTTCGTACGTACGAGAAAGCTGATAACGCCAAGGTTGTTGGTGCTCAGCCCTGACAAGTTATCGGTCGGGTTCGTGAGTGTGTCGGGCGTTGTCTGGTCAAACCAGGCCGCTTTCAGGCCAGTCACGTTCGAGCGCAACGTCACGCCATCGGGGTAATAGAGAGTCAGCGTGACCGTTCTTGTCGTCGTCGGCTGAATAAATCCCGAGAAGGGAGGGATGAACACTTCGTCGGGAATCGAGTACACGCCCGCACCGTTGTCCCAGACGATGATCCCGCGCCAACTCTTGTCGGAGTTCAGGGTCAGCCCCACGTCTGTCGAAACCCCAGTTGCGACGCCTGGGATGGCGGTCACGCCGATGGTGACCCGTGAACCTACTGCGGTCAACGTGCCACCGACATCCTGGTAAAGCTGGTACCCGGGGCTCGTCATGGCCGTGCCGTAGGGGAAGACCGTGACCTTGGTCACTTCCCCTATCGAGCCTGGGTTGAAAAGCGGCGGCAGGTACAACTCGCGCGGCGCGTACACGTTCGTCGTCTGGCCGGTCTCCCACAGTGCGTACCCGTGGAAGCCGCCGTAGGTGTCGGTCGGTACCGCGATTGCGGCCAGCCGGCCATTGCTGATGCCGGTGATCGACGCGATGTTCGTCGTGACCAACGCGGACACCAGCGTGCTGTTCCCGCTAAACACCCGATAGCCGGGGGTGGGCAGCGTGTCGGTGGTGAGGAACGGCCCGATCTGCTGAATCAGGTTCGACCCAACGTAGCCGTTCGGGGTGACGCCGGCAGACGGCGAGGACGACGTACCTACCCCGCCCGCGTTGTACGCGTAGACCGTCGCCGTGTACGCCGTACCGTTGGCGAGCCCTGTGACCGTGATGGGCGACCCAACGCCGGATCTTGTGGCGCCGTTCGACGCCGTGACCAGATAGCCTGTGATCGCGCCGCCGCCATCGTCAGCCGGCGCGGTGAACGAGAACGTGATTTGCTGGTTGCCCGCCACGCCAACAAGCCCGGTCGGTGCCCCCGGGGCTACGACTGCGTTGCTGAACGCTTGACTGGTGGCCGTGCCGCTTTCCGCGATGATGATCGGCGTGTACGAGACCGAGGTGGTCGTCAGGTTGAACGTCGCGGTGGTCGAGTTGACCTGGACGTAGGCTGAGATTCCTGATGCCGGGCCGCTGGTGATCGAGAACGTGTTGGTGGCGCTGGAAGTCGCACCGTTCAGGAACGTCGCGGTGATGCTGACTACGCCGACGGCGTGCCCTGCAGACGGAGAAAGGC